GATAATATCTGTTTTTAGTTCTTTTATATATTCATATTGACTTTCATCAGGTATAAGTCTATCATTTGGGATATTTGAAGCTGGTTTTTCAGCCCAATCTTCCATGAATGTATCCTCATCATTCTCAGACAATAAGAACTGATACACATTGAAACCGTCACTGTTTTTACCTACATATTGAATATAGATAATTTTGAGGTTACTTGTGTCAGTAAAGTCAATGTCGTTTATGCTTTTTCCTGTCTCTTCTGCCATGATGTCTTATAAAGTACAATTGTTATTCTATCCATGTTTGCACCATCAATTATGCGATAATGCACAGTCCAAACTTCTTCTTCCTCGTTGTAATCCCCGAAGTGAAGTTTTATCACGTCAAATTTCTGTGGAACAAGTGTCGATGGGACATTAACCCATTGTTTAATAGGTACATGTTCCCCCTTTATTGGGTCAAATTTTACAAAATCTATTGTCATTTTAATAAAGTCCCCTTTCTTTTAGATGTTTCATTTCACGTTCAAAATATTCACACTGATATGGTAGTACGTTGGAAATCCACGTATCAATGTATTTGTAGTATTTACTGTGCCAGTTTCTTCGGCATCTCCATTCTAAATATGTCCTTAATTCTTGTGTCATTTGAATATTTCCTTCATTTCTTCTATTGTCATTTCTTCTATTATTATATCGTGGTCGTGGTATTTGTATTCTTTACCCTCACGTAGTTTCAAATGGTAAAGACAGTCAATCTTAGAATGATTTCCATAATCATCAGTATCATCTTCTGCGCCTATACAAATATCGCACTCTTTTCCATCACTATCAAACATCTTGTAAACACACACATCACTGACGCTCTCATATGCACTATATATTGTATATTCATTATAGATGATATTAGCGTAATCTTCAATATATTTTGTTTTTACACCACCGTTCTTAAAACTCATGATATTATATAATTGGTAACGGATAAATAATAATCGGTCTCTTTTCGGAAGGACTGCAGTACGGCAAAGCGCGTTCTGTGTTATATGAAATGAAATCAATTGCGTCCTCTGCTGACATTCCGTCTTGTTCCATGAGCCATTCAATCATTTTATCATAGTCATAACACACTTGACCAGTATCACTGTATCCTATGACAGCACCAAGGTAAGACGGGTTTTCAAACACGATTGAATCTTCATAGCCCATTTGAGTCATAAACTCACCTAATTCTTCCCTTGTAAAAGACATCTCCTTTGGTTCGTGCTTACCTTCAATAAGTTCATTTATCATATTAAGCAAGTGTGATTCGTTATCTCTGTCCTTCTGTAAAAAATACACATTATCAGGCTTGTTTTCACCAAAAAATTCGTCAATAGCATCGCTGCACAGATGTGACCAAAACAATATCTTAGCATTTTCTATACCCTCAATGTGTTTTACCTTTTCTTCGTAGAAGTTAAGTCCAGCTTTGAGTTCGTCCTTGTTTTTCAGATTATCACATGGCATCATAATGTCTATGACAATAACGTCAAACACATATCCTTTTAACAGCTCTTCGGCTTGATAAAGACGGTCTGTTGTTTGAGTAATGTAATCTCTACAGTCTTTTACCTTTGAAATGGCTTCCTTGTTTTTATAGAGATTGTCTTCAATAATTAAAATCTTTTTCATTTTTTCTTGTTATTTTTCATTTCAATTAAACATTTTCCACATGCTCTTGCGTCCTCTAATGCGTTATGATGTTCATTAAGCGGAACTTTCAACTGTTTGCATACAGTATCCAACTTGTGATTATTAAGATATGGCATATATTGTCTGCTTAACTGCAGGGTATCTATGAATTTGTAATCTTTTTTAGTTCCAAACTCTTCGTTGCAAGCATTTATGCAACCCTTTTCAAAACCTGCATTATGTGCAATTATCGGACTGTTACCAATCATTTTATCAACTGTTTCCCACACTTCAGGGAATGGTGGACTATCTTTAACGTCTTTGTAATGCAATCCGTGTACCTCAACACAATGTGGATTTTCGTATTTTGAGGGTGGACATACAAGACTATAAAATTCATCAACAATTTCGTTATTTTCAAAAATTACACAACCAACAGAACAAACACTTGCCCTCCACGTGTCCATGGTCTCGAAATCCAATGCTGCATATCTGTTTTCTCCCATAAATTCTTCGTCTATATTTGTTTTTACTTCGGTTGTGTCCTTTTGTACCTTTCTGCTATAAAAATCATTAGCGAGTTTTTCCCAATCCTGATACATCTCATAGAGCACACTGTTCATTTCTTTTCATATTACAATTACATCATATGGATATTGCATATTATAGCAATATATCATCCCGTCCCTTTCAACGACAAGGCGATTTCTCGTGCTCTTTTCTATGTAATCATAGATTATCTTGTATGCAATATCATCTTCATTCATAATCACTCCTCAATGTATCACCTGTATCAGTGTCTAATTCCATTGTAATAAATTCGTCATACGGTATTTCTTCTGGCTCATAACCTTCTTCAATCCAACCATTGTAGTCATCCCATTCAAACTTTTTCATTGCTTCATAAAACTCTAACGGTTTATCAGAGCATTCCATTTCCATGTACGAATCACCACTATCGCTTCTGAAATAATAACTATATACCTTCATTTCTAACCAATTTTAATAGTTTATTTATCATTTTCTGATTTTATTGTTTCGTCCATAATCAAACCTTTTCGCATTACCTTTTCAAACATGTCTTTTGATATTGAATCAGTAAAAAGTTGATAGATACACAATGCATCTTCGGTTTGTGTAATTCTATATATACGGTCTTGTGTTTGTCTGTTATCGTTTTCAGACCAAGAATAAGAATTGAAAACCATGATGTGTGAACTTGTCAGTGTAAGTCCAACTGACATTGCAACTTCTTGGCCAATGAACACCTTTACCTTTTTGTCGTTCATAAAAGCGTCAACTGCTTTGTCTTTCTGTTTGGCTGTCATTTTTCCGTCATAAGTGACGCATTTTTTTCCGTAATATTCCTTGAATTGTTCAAGTTCGTTGGTAAAGTTGCAGACAATTATGACCTTTTCTCCATCCTCAACGTAATCATCAACCAATTTCTTCGTGTTATCAACCATTTCGTTGGCAAGGAATTGTCTTACCAACATTCCCTCTACAAGTTGACGATATTCTTCATTGCTTTCGTCACCGTTTTCCTCTTGTGCAGCAAGATATTCTTCCCAAAGTTTATCATATTGCTTTTTCTGTTCATGATTTAGGTCATATTCTAACGTTTCAATACGTTTGTTAACCATTCCTGGAATATCTGAAGATAATCTTCTTATATAAAGGTGTTTGATGCGTTCCCTGAGTTCATCAAGATTACTTGCACCTTGCGGAATAATCATTTTTGTTACATGTTCACCAATGAAACTGTATTTTTCACTACCCGTCAGACCTTTTGCGTCAGCAACATTAGACCATTTCTGAAATTCACCCGGTTTGTTTATTTCTTTTCCGTCACAATATCGTTGGACATAAAATTCATATTCAGACGTTATGCTTGCATCAATAAGTTTCAGAATATGGTACAAATTCATGGGTGTATTAGTAAGTGGTGTACCTGTTGTGAGGAATACATACTCAATATTTGATTTCATTAAGAAATCGTATATAACTTTATATCTGTTTGATGTGTTATTTGATAGTTTTTGAGCCTCATCGATGATTACGCAGTCAAAACCAGACTGAAATAATGGGCTATTTTCAAGATTTTTCTGTACATTGACCTTTTTTCTTGATTTTACCATCTTTGGTTCACGTTTTCCTGTCTTTTTATTCACTTTATAGACAGGAACCCTTACCTTTTCGATTTCTCCGTCGCTATTTGTTAGTATTTGTTCCTCGTAACCCTGTTCCATCGGGACTTCATAGTAGTTTTTCACAATGTCATAGTTAATAACTGTGAATTTTGCGGTCTCTCCATCCCATTTTGAGCCGTTTACCACAAAAATATTCTCATCAGGCTCATAAAAACCTATTTCACGTTTCCAAGTGGACTTTAATGCTGCAGTTGTTATCACCAAAATCTTCTTACACCCCGTTTCAAGTGCTGCAACAACCGCTTGCAAGCTTTTTCCTAAGCCCATGGAATCTGCAAGAATGCATTTTTTATTTGCCACAAGGAATTTTACACCTGTTTTCTGGTGTTCTTTAAGTTTTCTTCCGTATTTTTCAGTGATTTTGTCGTATTTATCGAAATCAATCACCAATTTCTCGTGGTCAACCTTGAAAAGTTCATCAAGAATATATCTTTTGCGTATATACATCAATTTTGGGGGCACACTCTTCCTGTATTGGCAGTAACAATGATAACTTTTTCCCATTTCCCCAATAATTTCCTTAATAAGAAGTTTTTCGGGTTGAAAATCAATTTCATACTTCTCTTGAAGGCTTTTCCCAAGAATTGATGAAATTTTCACAACTTTATTAACTGCAACTTTCTTATAATCGCAGTTTTTTATGATATATTCGGTGTCAAAGCCGTCTTCAGAGAGTAATAACCGTCCATCCTCAAACTTTTTCTTAAAGTAGAGGATAACATTGTTATCACCACTGTAATTCATTAGAATTTCAGATGCTCTTTCAATATTTGACTTCTTTTTTCTCAATATTTAATATAATTTTGGCAAATATACTACAAATTTAAGGATATTCCAAATATTTATAGTCAAAATACTGAATTATAATATGAAGAAAACTATAAAACTTACAGAAAGAGACCTACATAGAATTGTCACCAATGTAATCAACGAAGCAACCGAAAGCGGTGATTACGACGGAAATTATGAAGTGTTGATTCGTAATGAAATGCACAATCTTGCGGAGTTAGAAAGAAAAGTACCAAAATGTTACGAAGCCGAAATACACCGAATGGTGGTTGGCTTGGAAACAATACTTAGTGGAATACAAAGCAACCGCGATTTTGATAATTGGAATAGATAAATGAATTGATTATGAAAAATACAATAAGATTAAGTGAAAGAGACCTGCATAGAGTAATTAAGGAAAGTGTTGTCCGAATACTTAACGAGGATATTCAACCAAAACGTTTTCGTATTGACTTTTATGTGGATGGTGATTGGCAAACAACAAAACAAGTAGAAGGAACTGAGGAAGATTTTAATAGGATTTATTCTGAATATTCCAAATTGTTTAACGGGACAAGAATTAGTGTTTTGGGATATAGTGAAAATTCTGAACCATTAAGCAGTGAGTATGATAATACCATTGTTGGTGATTAAATATTGGGAATGATATACTATTTGTCCTCACTAATCTTTTAAGATAAATATCATTAAAATCATCAAATGCGGCCAAAATGGTCGCATTTATTGGTTTTACAGGCTATTTATGTATAAAAGTAGAATAGATTATGAAGAAGACTATAAGACTAACTGAATCCGATTTTCGTAGGGTAGTTAAGGAGTCGGTAAAACGAATACTAAGTGAAGATTGGGAAAGTCCGTTGCAACAATACAAAAACTCACCGTATCCGCCTGTTAATTTAACATTAAAAGGTAAAATTGATAATTTTGACCGCACAAAAGGTTATGACTGTCAATTTGGTAAATTACCTGATACTGAAACAAATCATCAAGAACAAACAGCATATGATAAATTGACAAAAAACGGAAGTCTTAGGGGTGCTGCTATGCGATATAGAATCAGCAATGGTAAAAATACTGAATTAGGCAACGATTTAATAGAATATGGTATTGAACAAGGTATTGAACAGGGAAACAAGTCAGATGAAGAATATGCAATGTTTATCGCAAGGCTAATAGCATCAAGACAGTTACCGTTTGATGCAGAAAGCGAGTATTAACCCGCCATCCTTACATCCCAATAGCGAACAATGCCAATGGACTTGGCAAACATCATACAGAAGCGGCTCAAATGGGTCGCTTTTGTTATGTTTGTACAAACTATTTATTAGTAAAAGACTTAAACTATGCCCGACAACTATTTAACACCGATAAACAGAAACAATTTGTTTTATTCAGATGAGGACTTTGACTTTGAAACCGACCTTGTTATGGGTTACATGGAAGAAGATACCAATCAAACGGTAATCGTGTATGAGGTTGACCGTGATAAGACAGATTTGAGTTCAACATATAAGGAAACCAATGGAAATATCCGATATAAGCCACCAAAAGAGATACCTTGTTTGTTTGAGATTGCCGATTCAGAACTTAAAGCGTATGATTCGAGTAATTCAAATGGTGCATATACCGTTGGTGGAAACCTTACTGTGTATGTTTTAGTTAAGGTATTGGAAAAATACGGTTGTGATATAAGAAGGGGTGATTATCTTGGTGTTCAGATTGACACAAACAGGATAGTGTATTATGCAGTTACCAATGATGGTAAACTTAACACAGCAAATAGGCTATATATTGGTGCTCATAAGACTGCATACCGCATTATAACCGCTTCTGTTGTTGATGAAAACGAGTTTAAGGGGCTTTAATAAACCATAATATGTAAGAATAATGCGAAATAGACAACCAAAAAAAGAAATTGTGCCTGTTAAGTTCAGGGATAAAGCGATAGGTATTGAACGCAGAAGAAATTTTGCAAAGGAAATACTACACAAAGAGACCAATTTTCCTAAACCTCTTGAATATGCCGATATTGATAAGGCATTTGAAACATTTATTGACAAGGAACTTGACATGGTGGACAGCGACGGTAAAAGAATACCGACATATACGCTTTATAGTACCCAACGTTTTAGTGAGTATTCACAGACTTGGGAACATACTGATGAAAATGGAAACCTTTTGATGAATTTCAAGACTGTCAGCAGGGAAAATAACCCTAATTTCGGTCAAAATCAAGGTGGTTTATTCAATATACCTGGTAATAGAAGATATACAATGCTTGAAAAAATCGTTTTAGACGATAATGGAACTGAACACATGGAGGTTTATTCCATGGGACAGCCATATGCTGTTGATTTGAAGTACAAAGTGAATTTCGTAACTAATACATTCAGTACAATCAACACGTTCAATATGAAGTTGAACAAATTGTTCAGAGCAAAGCAGTGTTATATCCGTCCGAATGGTCATTACATTCCAATGGTTATTGAGTCTATTGATGACTCAACAAGTTATGGACTTGAAGAACGTAAGTTCTTTGTACAGCAGGTTACAATAAAAGCCATGGCTTATATAATCAATGAGGAAGATTTTCAGGTTCATAAATTTGCAATGCGGCCAAGGTTGTTTATGGAAGGTGAACGTAAGCATAAAAAAGTATCAGTAGACCTTGAGGAATATGAAAAGAAAGAAAATAAGGCTGTTGAGATAAACATATCGTTTAGACTACCTGAAACAAAAGTTGAATTTGAAATTGATATGGATATTGACATAAACTCGTTTGAAACCATCAACGCAAGAGATGTCAGGGTGTTTGTGAATGATATGCCATATTATATAGATAAAGGCTTTCAAGTCAAAAGCGGAGATTCAATAAGGGTTAAAATAAAAAGGGACAACGAGATGGAAGACGCATCGGTAAAATTCATAGGAATTGACCCGAATTATATCTATGACAGCACCACCGTAGATGAAAGCGTTGAAAATTCACCAACCAAATTGGAAGAAATTTTCATTGAGTAAGTCTTGATACCCCAGTTAGGTTAACATAAGCTTATATAAGCTAGTATACTAGTAAACAAAAACTTATTTATAAGTAATAAATTTTTGTTATATAAAGTAAGAAAAAGAAAAGTTAACAAAAGAAAAAGAAAGAAATATGATAACAAGAAAAATTTATGAGGTACTTGACGCAAAAGACCTAATTGAAGAACTGATTAACGGTGAGCAAACATTTTCAATGAAAGCAGGGTATGAATTGTATGTGATGAGTAAACAATTGGATGGTGTTGAAGACTTCTTCATGAGTCAATTTGATTTGATTTATAAAGATGGGGCAAATAAAGAAAATATGGAAATGCACAACCTGATGATTGAGAGTGAAATTAATATCGAACCATTCAGAATGTCATTTGATGATTTTATGGGAGAGACAAACGCACAACTCAATAAAGAAGATACTGATATCTTGAAGAAACTTTTTGACGAAAAATGATGTTTAAATATCGGTAAATGGATTTTTTAGGTATTCCAAAGATATTTATAATTAAATAATAAAATAAGTTAAATTTCATAACATGGCAAATACTAACAATAACAATCCAAGACAGACACACGTAAGTCCTGGTATATATACCAAGGAGACCGACTTGACTTACGCTGCCAAATCTCTTGGTATCACTACATTGGGTGCTGTGGGTGAAACCGTAAAAGGTCCGGCTCTTCAAGCAATCATGGTTGAGAACTGGCGCGACTATGAAAGGTGGTTCGGAGGAACTAACCCTGAGAAGTTTATCGGTAGCCAATATCCAAAGTATGAGTTACCATACATTGCGCAGTCATATCTTAAGCAGTCTAACCAAATGCAGACAGTACGTGTATTAGGACTTTCAGGTGTTAATGCAGGTTCAGCATGGGTAATCACCGGTTTAAAACACAAGGTTGATGACAACGGTGTACAGATAACCGACATTGACGAAACTGGTGAACACAATTATATGGTAATTGCTGTGCTTCGTTCAAGAGGTGAACATAGGGAAGCAACCTATATCCGTGAGCCGAGTGAAGCAGAAAAAGAAAATGGTTTCTGTAACAGCATTTATGAATATGACGGAATTACCTATTATGCAGAAGATGTTTGGTTGGAGCCAAGCGGTGAACTTGAACTTGGTTCAGGTTGCGACCCCGGTTTCTCAAACAATACAGGTGATTTTACCGTAAATCAGAACAACCACGGACGTTTCACAATTGTTGTTAAGACAAACCAAACCGATAGCACTGGCGCTCCTATAATCAAGAAGTACGCTGTTTCATTAAATCCAAATGAAAAGAATTACATCTACAATATCATTGGTGGCAATCCCGAAAAGGGCGAGGCTGAGGTTTATGTTGAAGAACTTTATGATGTTGCACTAAAACAACTCATCGAACAAGGTGAAATCAATGCAATCAGCAGTGATACCGTTAAGTATCAGGGTATTTATATCGTTCCTAAATTTGCTCCTGTTGAAGGCCTTCTTATGAAGGAAGAAAAACTTCTTAAGAGAAGCGATGTAGGTAAACGCTATCTGTATAGTGCCGCTTATTCAGTTGGACAATTTGAACAAGCAACCGAGGGACTCAAGGTGCATGTCACAACTGATGACGGTAAAACTTGGAGCGAAGCACAGGTGGGTGAAGCAGGACATATTTACACCGTTGTTCCTGTTGTAACTCCGACTGGCCAAAGAAAATATTACTATGCCGAGTATCAGAACTCACAGAAATTCAAAACCGAGGTTCTTACCGAGGAACGCAATCTTGTAGACGAAGTTACTGGCATGGTTCCACCTCCCGGTGTTGAAGGTAAGATTTTCGACAATGTTGTTAAATCTATCGAGGATAATGTTTATTACGTTATGGCAACTGACGGTAGTGATGTTGAACCTATCACTTATGACGTGAACAACTACAAGGAGCAGTTCAGATATGCTTCAACTCCTTGGATTGTGTCTGAGGTTAAGGGTTCAGCAGAAAATGTTGACCTAACCAAGTTGTTCCGTTTCCACACAATCAGTGATGGTAACGCTTCAAATACTGAAGTTAAGGTTTCTATTGAAAACATCGACATCGACACAAGAACTTTCGACGTTTTGGTTCGTGACTTCTATGATACAGACAACTCAAAGGTTGTTTATGAGAAGTACAAAGGCGTAAACCTTATTCCAGGTGACCAGAACTACATTGCTCTTAAAATCGGTTCGTTCGATGACTCATACGAGAATGTTTCGAAATATATTACCGTTGAGGTAAATGAAACTGATAAGGTTGCTGCATCAATTCCAGCTGGTTTCATGGGTTATCCAGTAAGAGACTATGACGGAACAGCAGTTCTTGAACAGTCAGTATTAAACAGTGAGGGTGAACCAACATCTGAAGAAATTCCTGTACAGAAACCATTCTTGAAATATAACACACAGGTTGATGATGATATCAGAATTAACAAGCAATACTTTGGTTTATCAGACTTAATGGGTATTGATGAGGACGTACTGAAATACAAGGGTGTTGAGGCTTATAACGACATTCCTTCAGGAATGACACCTGGTTTCCATCTTGACGCACGTATCCTTAACGGAACTCCTGACGAGAACGGAACAGTTTATCAGCACCAAAACACTGACTTGGAACAGACCGTTTCAGTTGACGGTGTTAAGGGTTATTCATGGGTTACTGTTAGCCGTGACCAAACAACCGAATTTGGCATCGAGCCACGCATCGGCGATAAGAATATCACCGCTAACACAATTTATGAGGACAGACGCTATCGCAAATTCACCGTTGCTTTCTATGGCGGCTTTGACGGTTGGGACTTCTACCGCAAATCAAGAAGTAATTCAGATGACTTCAAGTATGTAAGGTATAAGGGACACATCAATCCTGATAGTGGAGAAGGTACAATGTTCTCAGTTATCCGCAATCCTGAGACTTACGGTTTTGACCGTGACGAAAAGGTTATCACATCAGACTGGTACGCATACATGTCTGCAATCAGACAAGTTGCTAACCCTAAGACAATCGACATTAACGTCCTTGTAACTCCTGGTGTGGACTATGTTAATCAAAACCTCCTTGTAGGTGAAGTTATTGACATTGTTGAGGAAGAACGTGCCGACACCATCTACGTTGTCACAACTCCTGACAAACCTTACGGTGCAGGTGATTCACCAGCAGAGATGTATAACGCTGTGGATGTTGTTGAAAACCTTGAGGATTCAGAAATTGACAGCAACTACACTTGCAGTTACTATCCTTGGGTTAAGTATTATGACGCTCTGAACTCAGTTTATGTTTATCTGCCACCAACACGCGACGTTGTTCGCAACTTCGCATATACTGACAATACCAAGTATCCTTGGTTCGCAGCCGCAGGTTGGAATCGTGGTGATTTGGAAAGTTACGCAGTTAAGCCAAGACGTATCCTTAAACTGGGCGAACAAGACACACTTTACAATGGTCGCTTGAACTTCATTAACAACTTCGCAAATGAAGGTATGAAGATTTGGGGTGATAAGAATATGCAAATCCGTGAGTCACAGATGAACAGGATTTCTAAACGCAGACTGTTGCTACATATCCGCAAACTTTGCGCTATTGCTGCAATCGGTCTTATCTTCGACCCGAATGACAACACTACAAAGCAAGCATTCGAAAGTGCTGTAACTCCTGTCCTTGATAATGTTATGTCTAACAGAGGTATCACTGATTGGAGACTTGAAATCGACGATAGTCAGGAAGCACGCGACAGATTAGAACTACCTGCTAAGATTTATCTGAAGCCGCAGCCTAACCTTGAGTACATCACTATTGACTTCATCATCACACCTCAGGGTGTATCATTTGATGACATTTAATAACGGTGTAAAGTCATAATACAATTAAAGGGATGAATTTCGGTTTGTCCCTTTAATGTTTTTTTAACATTTAGAATTTGGTGGATTTTGAAAAACGTAATATCTTTGCAATATGAAAATAACGAAAGATATACTTAACCAGAAATTTGACGAGTATAATCGTTTGTATTTTGATGGTGAACTGAAAAAAGTTAAGTTGTGTTTACTTAGCAGAAATTTCGGTAGCATTGTTGGTATGTTTGAGTTTGAGATAGACAAGAAAGGCCATCTGAAGGACATGTCAATCAAGATAAATGAGGGTATTGATTTGGATGAAGAAAAACTAAGACGTGTTCTTTTGCATGAAATGGTTCACTTGTCAGTGACACAAAAATACAGAAAAAATAAGAAACATGGTATTGCGTTTATTAGGGAATGTAAACGTATTGAAAATAAATACCATGTGAAAGTATGGCATTGTTGGATGAGACATGGGTATATAAATAAAGGAGAAAGCATAACTGCCTTCCCCTTTATATTCTGTCGTAGTATAGCGTCAATAGTTAAATTCAGAATAGTTCAAAAACTTGTTTAGTTACGGTAAATGTTTTGAACGTTGTTCTTCATCTGACTTGACATAGATGCCATACGTTGTTGCATTCCGCCACCGAATTGTGACAACTCGTCAATAGTTTTGTTTGTTGGAATATTGTAACGTTTGCAAATATCTACAATCTGTCGTAAAGCATTCTGGATATTATTTTGTTGTCCTTGAAGTTTCCAGTTTTGTTTACCTGCATTAAAACGTCCTTTCAGGTTCATGGTTGTACCATCACCTTTAGTAACGTTCTTTTTCGTTGGTGAGTTGCCCATGAAAGAATTAACAGCAGTTTTTCCTTGATTCCACTTATCCTGCAGCCATCCTTCTTCAAGTTCTTGTGCTTGCACCTCTTCCATGATTACATTGTGGATAATGTTTCTCAGTTGTGCTTCTGAAATCTGTGTTCTATTTCTCATAATCTTTATTCCGGAATTTTTTTGTTATTATTAGAAACTCAAAATACAGTACTGAGGTCTTAATTGCAGTGTGATTTCAGAAAGTCCGTCATCACCATAATCAAGTTCACCGAAAGCAGCACTTACAACCATGCATGATTTGAGAATCCACTGTGAAACAGCAGTACCTGTTGGGTCAAGCATTTCAAGAATAAGGTCTCTCTTGTAACCTGCAGCATAACCTTGACGGCCAGTAACTGACTCAGAATGCAGACGTACCCATTCCATAACAGCCTGTGAAGCACTTGGGCCGATTGGGTCTCTTAGTGTTACATTAATTTGTTCCCATATGTACCTACCTACTACCCATGAAGAGGTGTTAAGGAAAGGAATTTCAGTTTCTGTTTGTGTTATAGTTGGACGTGATGCAGTTGATACCCACCATTCGTTGATTCCTAAATCCGATGGGAAACGGATAAGGAAGCGATTTTTTCTTAGTGGCTCATATTCAACCGGCATTTTCAATAAAAGGTCACTCATTTGTACAAATATTTTTAGTTGTTATTTTATATATAAATATGCCAATAAATTATTTTTACGCTTGTGGTGCTGGCTGTTGCGCCGGTTTTTGTGTGGTATCAGTTTCATCTTTTGACTCCACTGCTTTATTGGCCAATGTAAACATTTTCATAAGGAGGTCAAATGTCGGACTTTCGGGTTGGTCGATGATTGCTTCCATACCTTTCAATGCTAATAATCTGATTTGGTCAATGAATTGTTTTGCACCCTGTGCTGGTGCTTCACCGTCTTCAAAGTATTCCTTTCCACCATCATAGCCAGGATTATTTATCTCAGCAGTTTGTTCAGGGAAAATATACTGTTCAACTGTAAGACCTTTATCTTTGTTGAGTATATTTTTCATTTCATTTATTAATTGTCGACTTCTATTAGTATCCATGATTAAAAAACGTTTTTTAAATAAATATCTGTTAAAAATCTAAATTTTTATATTTACAGTTATAAAACGGAATTTATCACAGTATGAAACAACCTATTAAGGGTAAAAGAAGGAAATCAAACTCAAAGAATCAAAAACCGAGGTCAAATCCATTCAAAAAAAGACATTACGGAAATAAAGATTACGGCACTTCAAAACTTGAACTTGATTTTGCCAGAAATTTTTTGGAAAAATTAAAACTGAAATACGTGTATCAGTTCGAAGCAAGGGATATTAAGAGATTTTATGATTTTGCAATAACTGTTTACGATGAATACCCATTCAAGTATGAAAACAAAGACGGGCTTAACAGTATTGTTCAACCTGAAACAAACATAACCATTTCAATTCTTATTGAGGTAGACGGAGATTATTATCATTCAAATCCTGATAAGGTTGACGAAAACAAGTTAAATCCAATGCAGAAACATAATAAGTTTGTTGATAATCTTAAAAATGAATGGGCTTTGAAAAACGGTATACCATTATTGAGATTTTGGGAAAACGATATAAGAAACAATCCATCAAAGGTTTATAAAGCAATTGAAAAAGCCGTTAAAGCGGCAAGAAAGAAGAAATTAATTCTTGAAGAAAAGAAAAAACCGCATTAAAATTATAAAAAACACATTATAATGATTGGAAAACTACATATACCAATTGGTTCTGGTGATTGCGTGAATGGCTTTGAATATGAAGGTGTTATTGCTGAACGGGATTACGTTAAGAAAATGGTCGAAGAATATAATGCAAATAAAGATATAATTGACCATATGATGAGAACAGCATTTGAACATAACATGTCAATCAATAATTTCAAGAAAGTCAGACGCAAGTACAAGCAACAGGAAATCGAATTTGGTGACATGAGGGTTTATGTTGACAACAAGGATTTCAACAACATGGAAATTGATGAATTGTTAGAACATTTTGAAAAGAATGAAAGTTTCATTATGGTAGTGAGATTATATAACGTGAAAGACCTTAAAGATGACCCTGATGTATCAGTAAACCTTAAGATGTGGATGCGTGAATGTGTAAGAATTGATAGACTTAAAAGATTAAGCACTGCTGAGAAATTCAAATCCTTGTCAAGGAAAGACATAAAACTGTCATTCGGTAAAGAAACAAAGATGTCAGCCATACTTAAAGATTGTAAAATGGTCAACGTGTATTCAAATAACAAGTTTGCCTTATGGGTGGACAAAATCATATTCATTAAAGACGAAGAAATAAACTAATAAAAAACAACGATAAAGAAATGGCAACCAAAGAAGAACTCATCGAGAACAGAAAAAAGATGATGGCAACAATAAAGGCATCTAATCAGATGTTGGAAGACGCAAAGCAAACCGCATTAAAACGTGGTGCTGATAGAAATGTAATCAAACAAATTGAGAATGCACAGGATGAAAATCTTAGATATGCACAGAATACTTTTGGTGCACCACCAGAAGAAGTGAATAGCGCAAGATATCATGGAGCGTCTATTGAAGAAGTGAAGAAGTATCAAAAACATCTGAAAGCAAAGGGTATTACTGATGAGCAGATGCATCAGAAAGCGATGGCTACTGTTTCTTTGGATACAGAAACAACTAATTTCGAGGGTTTTAAAAGGGATACAATTGGAATTGGAAAAGCAGAAAACAACGAAAGTCTGCCCGATATTGAGCAACCAATAGATAGTGATGAAAAACCTGTTGAAGAAGCACCTGTAAAGAAAAGAAGAACAAGGAAAAAGAAAGCAGAACAGACCGTTAATGATAATGAGACTGAATTAACACCAATTAAAATTAAGGTAAGTCCTGATAAAAGCATACCCGAAGAAAAACCCGAACCTGTGGAAGTCAAAACCGAAAAGAAAAATGAAAAGGCAATAGATGGCCACTCTGTTAATATTGAGGATTTCAACCTTAAGGACATACCCGATTATGTTCAATACGATATTATACCTCTGCCTTCAAAAGGTGAATGTTATCCGCATAAGAAAGGAAGAATACCTGTTGCCTACCTTACGGCTTCCGACGAGAATCTTATTGCTTCACCAAATATGTATCGTGACGGGAATCTTCTTGATGTGATTCTAAGACGTAAAATTCTTGACAAGTCTATTAATGTCGATGAACTATGCTCAGGTGACAGGGACGCAATCATTATGTGGTTAAGAGCAACCGCATATGGTGATGATTTTCCAATTGTTGCAAGACACCCTGAAACAGGAAAACAATACAATGTTAATGTGCCTCTTTCATCGTTTAAATATTACGATTTCAACCTTAAAGGAAACGAAAAAGGCTTGTTTGAATATAAAACCGAGAGGGGTGATGTGATTGAATTTAAGTTTCTTACCAAGAATGATGAAGAAGAACTCAAAAAGAGCATTACAGAACAAGTGATGAACCATAACAAGTTACAGGCATTAAAGAATGTGACTGATTTACGTGAAAACGTCAACGAAATAGACTCAATTTCCGATGAAGACAGAAAACACATTGAAGAAGATATTGAGGAAATTTTAAATGTTATTGGTGATGATATTCCAAGCACAGATGAGTTAATGACTTCTATCACGGGACAAATGATGTTGCATACCGTATCTGTTAATGGTAATACAGACAGAGAATACATTAAAAACTACATTGAAAACATGAGGTCAATTGATGCTATTGAATATAGGAAGTATTTTACTGAGAATAAACCTGGTGTTGATTTCACCATTAAAGTGAATGTTCCTGAGTCAGACGGAGGTGGCTCATTCAATACGTTTCTTAGATACGACGATACTATTTTCATTAACTTCTAATTTTGAAAAATCGCTTAAAAACGAGTTATGGCTGTGTCATAAAAATATGGAACTATCCATGAGTGAAATATTGAACATGTCAGTAGCCGACAGAAAAACATACATTTCAATACATAATAAACTCGTTGAAAAAGAAAAGGAACAAATGAGGATAAAAAGAAGATAAAACTTAATGTAGTATGGTTCTGGGTTTTCGGAATCATACTATTTATCATTATAAGCCTTAAAAAAAGATTATTTATGCCTGGTACTGACGGTTTAGAATCGAGATTAGATAATTTAACACGTAATATAGAAATCCTTAATGAAGCAATTCTTAGGGTAGCAAGCGGCAGTGAAAAAAGAGGAGGTTCACCACTGGCGTATAATATGTCATATTCTGACTACAAAAGTGACATCTTCAGGGGTAAATTCTTTGAGGAAAATCTGAAGATGGCTTCTGATGAAGAAAAAAGGGCATATAGGGAATATATTAAACATTTAAAGTCGGTTTTAGACGAGAAAATAAAACTTGAAGAAAAACTTGTCAGAAACGCGCCAACAAAAAAGCGTGAACTCGAAAAAGAGAGAAGAGAAAGAAAAAATTACAAACGGGCTGCTGAAAGAACATTAAACGACTTAGAACAACGAAAGAATGCTGCTACAGATATTGATGAAATCAATGATTTAGAAGACCAAATAAATCACACCAAGGATTCCATCGAACTATTAGACGAACAGATAAACCAATTAACGAAAGACATAGATGGTGTTGATGATGAAATAAGGAAAACAAGACGTGAAATCGCCGACACAAAACATAAGATAAGAACAGGTGATACATATGAAAACTACGCAAAAAATGCAAACGAAGACCGATTTACAGCTGCTGCACAACAAGCGTGGGACAAAATGTCTACAGAACAAAAATCCTATTATGACAAGGATTTTAATAAATTTGTAACAGCGAAAAAAGAACAAAAGGCGTTTAATGAACGTTATGATGAAAGACAAGAAGCACAGAGACTAATCCAAAATAGCGGTTTAGAAAACACCGCATTTGGAAGAATAACCCAAAATTCTCTTAACAGGAAACAAAGGTTTGACAATATGAGGAATTTTGGGCGCAAGATGAAAGACGAGGGCGGTGCTCAACTATTAACTAAACAGTTATTCGGTACAGGAAAGGGTGCTAATTACGTTACTAAGGCATTTTCAGGACTTGGTGGTATCATGGGTAAGTTTGGTAAACTCATGGGCGGCCCGGTTGTTGGTGGAATTTTAATGGCGATTGATGCTATAAAGGCGTTAGGCAAGGCCATATATGACGGTGTGAACGAATGGGCTGCAGTTAATGCTGAATTTATAAAGTATCAGACAGAGCAGGAAAAGATTCAGTATGAAAAGGCCAAACAGTTCATGGTTATTGACACGCAGACCGAAATTGAAAAAATAACATTGGCCGGAGACCTTGCCGTAAAACATACCGAAATGATGAGTCAAAACTTCTTAGAAGGCCTGTCAATTCAGAATGACGCATTCGTTAAGAGTATGGAAATCGGCACTGGTGCAATGACCATGGGTGTCGCACAGACAGCATATAGCGCAGCAGAAGCAAGTATAGACCAAGCGGCAAAAATGCGCAAATATGAAGTTCATCAAGGACAAAGGGCTTCATCTTTTGGTTTATATCAAACCCAAAGACAACTTCAGGCAGAGGGGAAAATCGCAGGACTTGCTGCTGAAAAACAGGTGGCCGAAGTTCAAGCAAATGTAGAAACGTTAAGGAGCGCACAAAACCTGAATGAAAGTCTATTAGACCGTGCAAATAAAGCAGGATTTAGTGGTTCTGGTGCTGTTAATGCGATTGCCGCTTATAGAAATGCAGCAGAAAACACAACAACTGGCGTAAGTGGCGAGGGTAATATAAATCCAATGACAGGCAAGGCAACCTCCGTAGAAGACCATAGGTATAAGATAAAAGAAATGGAGACCTCCATTGGCAAAGAGTTACACGGAAAAACCTCAGCATTTGCTGGCGCCATTTTTGGTGGAGACAGACACGGTTTTGGTGCTGAAAACACTGCATTAGGCGAAAACCACTTGCAGAAGATGAGTTTAGGTGTTGATGCTATGAAAACCAAAACAGAGTTGTACTATAATAAGGCAACAACACAGATGGAGTATCAAACCCAACTTAGTCAACAGGTTGTTGATACAACGGCACAGGCAAAAGAAGCCGTTATTGATGCAGCAACAGCTGTTGAAAAGAACTGGCTGAAAACCACTCAGGTCATGGAAGAATGGCTGAGAAAATACGACGAACGCATGAATGATGTTGGTCTTAATGTTGGTATGTGGACCAAACAAAGTTTATCGGCTTTCAAGGAGGGACATTTAGAAACCGTAAAAGAAATAGCCAGAAAATACGGAAAGTCTGAAGAGCAGATAGCACAATATCAGAATGCATTTACAGAAACGAGTGGACGCAATAAACTTTTAAGTGGCGGTGATATTGAATCTACGGCAAGACTTGGCATAACATCAGGTAGTGACGAAATGGCAGCAAAATACATATCCGAAATGGAGATATTCAATAAGAGCGCAGCCGATAGTGCAGACTTGATGAACGAGGAAATGAGAAGCATTAACAAACTTGGTCTAAATGCCCGTAAGTACATGAAGGACGTAACCAATAATCTTAAGTTGGCGCAAAAATACAACTTTAAAGATGGTACTAAGTCTTTGCGTGAAATGGTAAAATGGGCACAACAGACTAAGTTTAACATGGAAAGCCTTGGTGGTATGCTTGAAAAAGTACAGGAAGGTGGAATTGAGGGTGTTATTCAGCAATCGGCAGGTTTTCAGGTTCTTGGCGGTATGGCTGCAATTAATAGCGACCCATTGGGTATGCTTTATGATGCATGGGCTGACCCACAGGCATACGGTAAACGCATGCAGGACATGACGAAAGGTTTCGGTACATTCAATAGAAAAACAGGCGAAACCGAATTTAACATGCCTGAAAGTATGCAGATTGCACAGATTGCAAAACTTCAGGGACGTTCAGCAGAAGAAGTTCGTCAGGAAATCATACGTAGAAACCAAACAGAAGAAATTAAGAAAGTTATTCGTCCGGAACAGAACTTAAACAAAGACCAAATCCAATTTCTTTCAAACGCTGCTACATATGACAAGGAAAGTGGCCAATGGAAAGTAAACATGCTTAATAAAGAGACGGGCAAAATAGAACCTATGGATTTGTCTAAAATAAATGACAAAAATATAGGAAATTATGCGGCTGTATCAGAAAATCATGACGAGAAGATGGAAACATTGGTTGAGGAATTGGTTTCATTGGTTGCAAGAGAACGTGGAGAACAGGCGTATGAATTAGCAGACCAAGCAGCTATGGATTATAAGAACACGATGCAGAATCTTAATGACCGCTTGGAAAAGATACACGAAAGTTATATAAATCAGCGAATGAACATATATGCCGAAATCGTTAAGAAGCAAGAAGAAATAAGGGATAGCACAACCAATTTCCTTGAACAATTCGCAACCAACATTGATGATGATACTTCAAGTATAGCAAAAGAAACTGCTAAAATACGTGAAAAAACAGACGCAATAGGTGAGGCACTTGGTGCAATTGCTCAAACAGTAAATGCGGCAAACGATGCAATAAATCAAACAATTGCTGAAAAAATGGGACAATTCAGTGGAAACATTGAAGCCTCATCTAATAAAGCCAATGAAACCGTTTCTAAGAATGGTGGTAGTAACGTAAATTCGGGAAAGAAAATGACTAATGATGCTACATCAAAAGCAATGTCAATAGTCAAAAGTTATGTAACAAGCAATTCCAGTGAAGACTTGAATCAATATATCAGTAATTATGAAAGTTATGTAAAGGGAAACAACGGAAATAATAACGAAAAGTTCTACCATGACGTATTAAGCAAAGGTATTATGGGTCATGGATGGATGGATAAGATTCAAGCCACTGCCATGAAAAATAAAAAATCATGGCAAGATAAGAATATATGGAAAGACCTTAATAAAGAATTTGGCAAAGATGGCGTTAATGCCCTTCTTGAAGAAATCTATAACGCAGCAAAATCGTATCAACAAGGCGTTTCCGATGGTTTTGTTAAAAATGATAATGGGCCGATGAGGATTGAAGCATCGGATATCACACCAATTAACGATGGTAGTGTAACGCTTGCTCAGACACACCCCGAAGATATAGGCATTTTTGCCAAAACAGGTGGCCCGTTTGATAAACTTTTTGATGGTGTTTTTGGAAAAATAAGTGCTGTTTACGATACACTTAAGGGGGAAAGAAGATATGGTAATTGGCAGGAAATAAGTCAAATACCAATGGAAAAATATGGAAATTTACCTAAATCTTCTAATTATGAAATAGAACAAGATACATATAGGAATAGAAGCGAAAATTACGGAAGTAATAAAAAAGATGTAAATGTAAACATAAACGGAAGATTAACGTTAGACAGTGGTGGGCAATCTGTAGATGTCATTGGATTGTTAAGAGATAATCCAGACATAGTAAGAAAAATAACAGAGACAATCATATTACAGATGTCAAACAATGAAAACGGTGGAAAACATGATATGTTTAGTAACAGATTTTACAGATAATAAATATAAAATAGCATAATAAGGTGTCAAAGGTAACAGATATAATACTCAGCAATCCCGCAAACAGACAAGCAGCACAAATATTGAGCGGTGTCCAACAGGCCTATGATAATGTAGATTTAATAGGTGGTGAAAGGAGTGCCATAACAGGTTTACATCAGTTAATGTTAACTGGCGTTGATAATCTTGCACAGAGAGCAAAAAGTGCTTCAACCGATTTAATGGAAACACTTCTTGGTATTTCAATTCTTGAGTTCTGTGATTTCAACACCAAGATGGGTATATTCATGAACCGTTTAATGCAGATAAACATAAACGAAAAACGAATTACGTTAAACAATCTTGGAAGAGATGCCGTTGATTATGGAATTTCAGATAATATAACAGGGAATGTACTTAGGCCAACATATGCAGAGGAAATGAATTATCTCAACTTTGTTGATGATGTACACAAGGGTGAACCTTATGGTGTTTTATCTACACAGAAAGACCCAAGAATTGCAATTGCACAGAAAACAGAAAGTCCAGATAAATTTGATTATGGAAACCTTTATCCTGATGATTTATCAACAGGTGCTGGCCCAGATTTTCCTGAAAGAAAAAAATGGAGATGGGAAAGCAATCAAAACTCGATATTGTTCAAAACCAAGAGACTGTTTGAAGACAAGAAAATTAATACCATTATATCACGTTTTGGAACACAGGCAGACGGTGGAAGCAACCACATATACTATAACGGAAGCAAACGTACTGTTTATGGTGAATCACACGGTAGAAACCTTTTAAAGGCTGACGCAGAACATAGTGGAGCAAAAGACCAATACACTCTTAACGGTTACAATAATCCGTATTGCAGGGTTTGGACACACCATTATCAATACAATAAGTTCTATAAAACAATAAGACCCTTTTCACAGGTTGATTATGTTGCGGGAAGAGAAATACCATCAGAAGAAGATAGTTTGAACAAGTTCCATACTTGGAAAGGTTTTGAAATGGGTAGGTATGCATACAGTTGGAGTCAACCCGGAAATATACACTCGATAAGTGTAAAAGATAACGGTTATTCGTGGAAAAACAACGGAAAGGACAATGGATGGGACAAATCTGTATTAAATCTTAGCAAGGGAGGTGACGGAATTGTTAAAATAACGCCAAAATACGTTAATTCAAGAGAAACCAACATCCACACCAAGGAATGTATGTTTTCGATTGAGAATCTTGCGTGGAAAGGCTATGACCCGTATTCATTTGAAAAAGCACTATCATGGGAGCAACGCGGACCTCTTGGTGGCAGAATTATGTGGTTTCCACCATACGGAATCACATTTAACGAAACAACAAATGTTAATTGGTCAGCAAACACCTTCATCGGAAGGGGTGAGGATGTTTTCACTTATGTTAATACAATGAGGTCTGGAACATTATCATTTTTAATGGTAGTTGACCACCCATCAGTTATTGATTATATAAGTTGGTATGATGATGACAGCAATGACCCATATGAAGATACCGACCTTATGAGATTTTTTGCTGGGTGTGATTCATTAGACCCAAAAGACCCAAGAAGTATTATGTCAAGGGTTAAACCCACACCGTTAACCGATGAATATTTGGCACAATATGCCGATAATCCCGCGCCCATTCAGGAAAATCCTGCACCCCCAAAGAAACCAGACCCCGAAGTACCGAAAGAGACAAGGGAGATTTCATTTTACGTCTTTTACCCAAACAACTATTCGGGTTATTACGACGATGCTGATTTTGCAATTGCTTACTTACTTGCGGGTGTTGGTTGTCAAAAGAGGGGCGCAGAAGATATGACAACAATGTTGGGTAGCAATTTTACGTATCCAAATTTAAGTTCAATTTTTGAAAACCAAACAAACCCAGGATATGAAACAACAAACAATCCTGTAAGTTTCTCTTATGATGGTGATACTACGCCGCTTGAGATGATGCAAAGACTTGATAATGATGAAAACTTTATTTACGGTACAGCAAAAGCATATGCAAACATACCAAAAACAGACAAAAAGAGGTGGTATTATAGAGTTGATGGCGAATACAAGGTTGTATCACAGTCAGAAACAAGAAACACATACAGGCAGAAAATACCTGATTTGAATGGAAAATTAACAATCACCCCTGAAAATACAAACTATTGTGATACCGCATCATTTAAACTGAACTCGTCAATGGAAAACTGGCCAGAAAGTTTTACAAGTGATGAGGGTGATGAAAAGACGTACTGCACACTTGCTGATTTTGCCCAAGCAATTGCAAAGATTAAAAATTTACCAAAGGTTGAGGAATTCTTAAAGGGACGCTGTGTGTATGGTGATATTATTGCCACTCAAATATGGCAGACTTTTTTGGGATACAAATTAGTAAGTGTTGATTGTGTTGGTTATTCAAACTCCCACGGATGGAATGCATCAAGTCAAGTTAATGCCAACAGAAATAGTAATCTTGCTGTAGAAAGAGGAAATACAATTATAAAATGGCTTAAAAAGAATGGTGTTATTGATGATAATGTGAAAACAGACTCATCATCACAACCCTCAACACCTGTTGGTGATACCGATAAATATAATCACTCAGGTTTAAACGCAAAATTATGGCGTTCGGCAAAAGTCACACTGACTTTCGAAACTGACGTGGAAAAGAAGTTAGCCGAACTAAAACAAGCACAAGAAGAGGAAGAAAACAACACAAAGTTTGAAAAATACACCAACTTCACACCAATTGAACGTGATGGAAAAACCGTTTATCAAGGTCTTGATGGAAAGATTTGGGTTGAAGTTGAAAAAGAAGGTGGTGGACATGAATTAGTTCGCGAAGATGCGGGACAACTTATAGGTGTTTCAGATGATATGCGTGGTGCTACACAGTATTTTGGCACAGGAAAGGGTGACTATGATGATGCTACCAATATGATGGGTGCTGAAGAATTAAAATATGGAGCAAGACGAAATCCGCAGACAAGCGGTGATAAAAACGTGTACAGGTATGACCAGGAATATTACTTTTTCCGTGCTCTGAAAAAGAAAGACCCATTGGTTTTCAATAAACTCATGGACAAAATCAAATATTTTGACCCTGCTTTCCATTCAATGACACCTGAAGGTTTTAATGCAAGATTAACATTCTTGAACCAATGCACACGTCAAGGAAATACAATCACCATGTCTGACTATAAAGGAAAAACCGCAAATAATCTTGCATTTGGTAGACCACCATTTTGCGTGTTAAGAATTGGAGACTTCTATAACCAGATGATTGTTATTGATAACATTAGCATTGATTATAATGTATCAAATGGTATCACTTGGGATATGAACACCGAAGGTATTGGCATGCAGCCACTTCTTGCACAGGTTAATATTAGTTTTAAATTCATCGGTGGTGGTGATATAGCAGGACCAATCAGGAGACTTCAGAATGCGATGTCATTTAATTACTATGCTAACACACGCTTTTATGATAATCGTGCTGATAGGGTTGTTTATAAGTCAGATAATAATTGGAAAGAAATTGGTGGTGCTGGAAATCATGAAGTTGACTTAGAATCACCACAAAATTATGCTTATGTAACGGAAACATATACAAAAAATAAGAAGAAATGAATTACTACGATAGATACGCACAGTTTAGGGAGAATGGACAAGTAAGATTTGTTCCGTTTTTGGAGATACCAAAAGAATCGTCAGACTTATATATAGTGTTTGATAAAGAAAGGATGAGATTTGACACGTTATCTTACAAATACTACGGTAATTCTGATTTTGCGTGGCTTATACTTCAAGCAAACCCTCATGTTGGCGGATATGAATATTCCATACGCGACGGAATAACGTTACGCATACCTTATCCACTAACAGACGCATTAAACAGATATGAAATGTCAATAAGAAAAATCAAAGAAAGCAGAGTATAATAATGTCAGAGTTAAAGGCTAAAGTAGGACAAAAGGGTAGGATTTTATACGTAGAACCTAATAGTGTATTCGGGAAAATTAACAATGTACCATTAACTCCCGATTATTCTGATTTATGTATATCATTCAACTTACTGGTTGAAGTTGTTTCAAGATTTAAACAAAATTCAGCCCAAGGTGAGAATGACAATATGACATATATAATGTCTTGGACTTCACGTTTAGGTTTAGACCAAGACAAAAATTGGGTGTCATTTCTTTCCGGTGAACAACTTGGTAGTAATGGTGAAAGTTTTTTAACTACATATTATACCAATACACATTATGAGGACATCCTTAAGAAGAATATTGTAGAAGGACTTGGAATTGAGAATATTACTGTTGCCTTTGAAAATTATTATACACCTACAGTGACCATTAAATTCGTAGACCAAAGGGGTTCTTCGTTATTTGGGCGAGAAGAGGCCACACACTATGATGATAAACTGACGATTGACAACATATTTGGTGCATTTTTTACAGCACCATATCCAAAATTCAAACTTCAGATTAAGGGATTTTACGGCAAACCTGTCACACTGCAACTTACTTGTAGCGGTTTCAAGGGAATGCTAAATTCAAGGACTGGTAATTTTGAAGCAACAGCAACGTTTATCGGTTACTCATATTCATTACTTACAGATATCCCATTTCAGTACATCGTAGCTGCTCCGTTTTGTGAATATGTGGGAAAAGATTATTGGAACAGCAAGGCGGCAAGTGAAGAATGGCGTACATTTAAAAGCAACGGTAATCCAATGCCAAGAATTTACGATTTCCTTGAACATGTTAAAAACGCAATGGCAGATGAATCGTTGCTTAATATGTTAAGCGATGAAGATAATGAACGTCTTCAATCGGGCGAAAAAGAAAAGGCTGAACTTGGTTCTCTTTATTCTGATTATACAAGATTTATTGAGGCGATAACCAACAAGGAAACAGTCTCAACCGTTAAGAATTTCGTTATTGGCAATGATTCTCTTGAAAATGAACAAATGCTTGTGATGTCTGAAGAAGAAAAAATAGATACTTCGGGATATATTTCAGAAGCATATGAAAAACTCATAACGCAGTTTAACTCATACAACGAAAGTTACTCTTCTACAGCGATACCCAAAACGTCTTTGCCTAATGGGTTTTCGAATTCATTACCAGATTTAGAATGTATTGAATTATTTGATATAAAAGAAGAAGACGAAACAGGTATCACAGTAAGATGTTTAGAATGTGATGATTTGACAGTCGAAAATTTCTGCAAAATATCATTTGGTAGTAAGTCCGATGGGTCAGGCGACAACATTAAGATGCGAACAAATACTGCTGAAATTCTCGTTAATTTGTTAAATCAAGATGTTACAAACAACATACATAGGTATGCGTATTTGTTTGATTTAGGTGATTTCAGGAAACGTATTAATGACCGTATGAATGAAATTGACAATAACGTAAACCGTATTGAAAGACAAAAAGAACGTGATTATGTAAGGTTAGCACAATCTAAACTTACAATGGTACCCTACATTGGAAACGTATTCAAAATGATTATGGCGCATGTCGAGACATTAGTTTATATTATGTATAAATGTTTCGACAATATTAAAGAACAAGAACTTAACGGCTTGAGAAAAGCGTCATATCTTCATGTTAATCTTAAAAAAACCGATATACTTCCAGATAATAAAGAAAATATACCAGCTTGGCCGATGGTAACAAGGGCATCTTCTGATAACAATGAAAACAAAAGTCTTGAAGATGAAAATACAATAGGTTGGGTTGGCGATTTCAGTCCAAATTTTGAGGAAGAAAAACTTGTAAGGGCATTATTTCTTGCGTGTAAGAAAACAAACCAAGGTGATATTAATTATGAAGAATTAAATGCAAATATAGGCTATGTACCAATTTCTCCGAATGACCTTAATGAAGTAAAACCTGTTTTTGACGTAGGAATTGACAAGATGGGTATATCTTATTTATCTGGTATGCTTGGATTACGTGCCGCTCAACTATTCGGCATTATGGAAAACGGAAAAACCACACCCGAAGTAGCGGAAGTAATGGGTAAGATGGATGCTTATAACTATTATTTAACCTTTAAGGATAAAAGCCAAATCAAGGAAAAAATAACTGATGTATCAGGAAACAAACCACTTGGTGACAAATTATTTGATATCATGCTTTGCAAACCCGAAGAAGATAATATGGGAGAAACAAAGGACAACTTTCAGGTTCATCCATTTGAAACTAATAAATCAATTATGTCCTCAGTTATTAGTGGTGGAAGGCATCCGATTTACAGACAAAATGGAGGCACATTGAACTACGTCCATTTTTATACAAAGAATGGCGTTGCGTTAGTACCAAGTATAATTAAAGAATTTGGCACATATAAGGATGATTACCCATACGACGGAAGTGATGGTGGGTATTATTTTAGGTTTAATACAAAGAGGAATGAAAACATTGAACAAAATATAGACCTATTGTTTAATAGCAACTCATTTACTTTGTTTAAGGCAAGAGAACATAGTGAAGACTACGTAAAGCATATTAACTATGAAAAATTCAACGTTCTCACAAAGCCGTCCCTTGTCAATGGTGTACTTAACAGATATGAGGAATTAAAGACAGGAAATTTCAAAATAGCGGGAGAATCTTATTCAGAGAATTTTTCGAAAGTTTTAGACAGATATTGGAATACGTCTGAAAGTTCGTATACGAGATTTCTGAAAAGTAATAACATATTAAAAGTAAAGACTAAGAATAAAATCATAGAGGAATTACAAGGAGAAAAACAAAGAACATGCAAACAGTTCAACAGCAAATTAAATGAAGGCTCACTACCATCTAAAAAAGAAAACGAGTTTTCGTGGGAATTAAAGGATGGAACATCTGCTAATATTGATTCCTTGTGTATTCCATTGTTATATTTGTACAGCGAAGGGTACTCTTTCACATCATTAAATGGGTCAAATTTTTATTATTTGCAGAACGACAACAAGACAACTAATGAAGATAATGTTGTGGATAAAGCAAAGGCACTGTTATTATTGCACAGTATCTCACAGTGTAACATAAATCCTGAGTTTTTGAACTTTCTTAAGAATGATAAATCACACGCTTCTATACAGTGTGTTCCTTATGGATATATGTTGCTTTTAGGTGGATTAATATGGCGTAAAGAATACATCGAGAAATATGGCGAAGACCCAATAATTTTTAGTTCTCGTAAAACTAGATATATTCCTACAACAAAACCGTTATTCCATAAGAATGGGAATATATACCATTTCAGTGCAACAACATCATCATCTACAATAGTAGAAAATTATTATAATGTTAGCCTTGAGAGTCTTTTTGGCGGAAGCATGCCTGATTGTTATATCTCAAATGTATTGAAAATGAAGTTTTTAGAGTTTGTTTCAGAAGAATGGTTAACTGTAAAGGAGAAGATTGAACTTGTTGCAAAGACATCAACAAATGAGAGATTTCATTTATTAGGTGATTCATTGATTGAGATACACAACGGATTGGATAAGGAATTAACCGGGCACGAGAACGATGATGCTGAGACTTATAATAAGGTTATAGATGATTATTACACAAAATGTTTCGGTGATACTATCAAAAACTTCAAATATTTGAGAGAGTTTTCAAACAACGAGGAATTATTTGCATATCTTGATGAAGACAATGACACTTGTCAGAAAATTCTTAAAAGGCTTTATTGTGGAAAGTCCATTGTTCTTGACATGTCAAATAGGAAAACCACAAGAACAGGAGAAACAACAAGTTCAGGAAGTTCAATAACAAAAACAGATGTTAATGTAGATGAAGCAACAATGAAGAATTATTTAAGAGCATTTTCAGACACCTTAAAGAAAATAGTTGATTCACCAAGTGATGTTGTTGTTGATGATACGATTGATAACGGTAGTCCCGAAGATGAAGACATTGCTGAATTTACACGTGATTTGGCACTTCCGATTTATCTTTATTTAAAAATGCTGTGGGATAAGTGGCTCTCAAGTAGTTCTTCAAGTTCTGCAGACCATGAATTTACAATCAAGAATTTCTTTAATAACTTTATTTTTATAGATTCATTTTATAGAAATATCACAAACAGGCTAATGCTTAATTGTCAGATATTGTTGGATGTCTTTTCACAAGATAATTCGTATGAGGACTCTACTGTATTTAAAGCGATTGGTGATATAACAACCAAACATCATTGTATGTTTCTTGCTATACCTGATTTTATTGACAATTTATCGTCAAAAGACCCGAAAGAAGCCGTTTCAGCATTAGAGAGTATGTTTGTACCAATTCCATTTAACGAAATAACTCCACCTGAAAGAAATAATAAATTTGTTATAATTTATGTACCAAAATTATCAGAAACACCTTCTGAGTTAAACAACTATAAAGAAGATGGCTTCAACATTTGGAGTTATAATGACGCAAAACAAATGGATGATACAAATCTTCCCGGTGAAATAACAAGAATCAATAATTCAACAGAACTTCCACCAATCTTAGCAAAAAACACGGGTGATTTTGCCGAGGATGAAGACGTGTCAAGATATGGATATTTTGTCCCGTCATTTGGACTCGCTTATGGATATCAGCATAATCACTTGTTTAAGGATGTACATCTAAATATGGAAACACCCGTTATCACAAGTGCTGTGATTAATACATTATCACATATAGCATATCAAGGTGCAGGAAACGAACACAAGGTTGCGTTTGTTGGTCAGGATTTATACCCTGTATTCAGCAACTATTCATACCAATGTGAGTTTGAAATGATGGGTTGTGCACAGATTCAGCCATTGATGTATTTCCAACTAATGAATGTTCCAATGTGGAGAGGCACTTACATGATTTTCAACGTGACACATGTTATGACACCCGGCAATATGGTTACGAGAGTCAAGGCAATGAAACTCTCAAATAGGGCTGTACCATATTCTAATGCTTGGTTCACAAAGAACCTCAACTATAAGGATGAAGATGCAAACGGTTCGAATAATTCTTGTGAAATAGAGAACGGTACAATGGATACGAAGTCGGACGGAAGAACTTCTTATGACTATTCTAAGTACGCACATCTTGTCAAAAAGAAGAGACACGTCAACATGGAGGCCGTGTTAAAGGGTGTAACTACGTTAAATTCTAGCACACTTGGACAAGGTTATAGGCTTGGATATAACAACTATCACGGTTGTTGCACAGCAGGCCCAACGACATGGTATGCTCGTGGTGGGATTAGTTTAAGATTTTGGAGTGATACGGGAAGTCCTTACAACACAATGAGGGCTGACACGTGGATGACAAAACAAGGCTTCAAGAGGGTTTATCAAAGCGGTGCTGTTGATATTAGCGGAAGGAGCAATTCATATCCAACCCAAAATAAGTATGGCTCATGGTCAGGACTTGAACCGGGTGATATAATGATTATATTTGCACGTCATGCACCTGGCAGCAAACATCCTTTATCTGCTCACGGAGCAATGTGGACGGGACAGGATTGGAGAAGCGACTGCGTACAGGCACAAGCCGCTTGTGAATACGGCTTAAGAAAACCAAGTGAGGGAGGTTCGGTCCAGATTTGGCGTTTTGACGATGCAACATACGAGCAATATCATTAATAATAATAAATCAACACACAACGATGGCAGAATGTATTTTACCTTCAGGTAGCAATAACGCAATGGCGATAAAGATAATCAACTTCTTTATCGGAAAGGGACTCACACCTAACCAGGCATTGGGTATATGCGCTAATGTTTATGGTGAAAGTAGTTATAGGACAACACCAACTAACGACAAGTCTGGCGCATATGGACTATTTCAGTGGACAGGGAGCAGAAAGAAAGATTTAAAAGATTTTTGCGCAAATAATGGACTTACAGAGAGTTCAGCAGATGCCCAACTTGCGTTTGCATGGCACGAAAATGACAGAAATGTATGGCAACATTACTCTTCAAATAGGGGTATGACGGCAATGCAGAGTCTTGATTATTGGGAGGATAATTGGGAACGCTGTTTCAATAAAGATGCAATTCCAGGACAGGGATGTAGCAAATCAAAGGAGGAATGTTGCCGCCATAGCGAAAGAGTTAAAGAGTTGAACAAGTTGACTGATATGTATAAGAACAATGTCAAAAGTTCAGACTGTGGTGTTAATGTCGGTGATACCGGTGGTGATGTTTCTTACGGATGTGACCCAACGTCTGCCGCATATGGTGATTCTATTGATGACAGTGGTGACGGTTCGTCTGTTGCGGGTGAAAATAAGAAATATTATTCTGATGACCATCCCTATGAACCACTTGGAAAGGACGTTCCTAACAATAAACCCGTTTTCTTCGGTGGTACTTGGGCAAGTTATATGTCCCGTTATATTGCGGCCAATGATGATTTCTTCACGTATACAGTTACAGACGGTTTATTAGATGGTGTGCAATTAGACGGAAAGAAACGGTGGGTTACTATGGGTGGAAAAAAAGACTATATATACTCAGATACGATTTCAACAAATATTCTTCAGCACATTCAGAATTATCTTTCAAAGAAATGTAATAATCCGAAATATATAGTTGTTTATGTTGATATGTCCTCAATAAAGACATTTTCTTCATCCCCAAAAACAAGAGAAGAACTACTTAATCAACTCACACAACGTCTAACGAAGTTTTTTCAAGGAATACGCGCCAGAAAGGTTATAATACCTCTTCTTGTAAATTCATGGAAAAATGAATACAAGTATAAAAACATTACTTTTGATTATAGGGATTTCAATAATTCGCTTGCAAAGGCAGCAAGACGCGCGGGAGAAAATTACATAACTGTAAAAATAACTGATGGTGATGATTTAAATGAATATACATACAAGGGAACGAAAAGGAAAAATATATTACCTGCATGGGGTTTTGAAAAACTTTCTAACACCATTAAAAATTATTGTAAGAAATATAGTTAGAATTTGAGAATTGTTATTTTTGTAGTATATTTGCCATATGAAAAAATTAGCAAACATACTCGATGAGAATAATTCAACAAAGTACGACAAGATTTTCAACAAATGTTCGAGCCTTGAAGAAGTAGACTTATCATTGCCAACCATCGTAATAGGTATTGAAACTGCCAAGAAATATATTTCCGATTTCAGCATGTTTAACAGAAACAGAAAACGTGGTGGGTTTTCGTGGACGTTTGCAAAAAACGAAAGAAGAAAAGAACACAATGATGACCTTTTTAATTTCAAAAGTTCTGTAATACTTGATAAAGTGCGTGGAATAAAATATGAATATATAGACTTTCCGTGTTATCCGTTAAGCAAGACAATGAAATTTATTGATTACATGAACGGAAGTGACAAAAAGTTGTGTTTTATCATGCGAGATTCTAATTTTGTGTTCATTTACTCAAGAAAGTATAAACACGTTTTTGGCTTATCATTGTCATTGTGCGAATATTGTGGGATAGACAAAGGAAAAGTAATTAGGAAGATAAAATCAAATCCGAACAATAAAATAATAAATGGTTTGAATTACATTGATGAGGAAACGAGAAGAATAATAGGTGATAATATCCATTATATGTTACCATTATATGATTATTTCGTGTAAAACACACTATTTATATGTAAATAAAACCCTATAACTATTTAGATATGTCTCAAAGATTTATAAGCAAAAACAGCCGTAGAAAATTCATTAGACCTGTTAGAAACACAATGCTTAATAACAGGGTTGAAGCGACTGTATTTAAGCCTACAGCAGAGAAAGAAGAAACAACACCTGTTATAGTTGAAGAACCTGTTGAGGAAAAGAAACCAAAGAGAAGCAGGAAGAAAACCGTTAAAAGTGAAAAGCCTGTTGAAGAAAATAACGAAAAAAACACAGAACCAATGAACGAGAACATTGAGAAAATCAAACAGATAGTCGGACAGGATGTTGTAATCCCCGAACAGAAGGTAAAATATGAGAAAAAAGACAAAGGTCTCATTGAACGCACTGAAAATAGTACAATTCTTATCACAGAAGAAAATAAAATGCTCTTAAATGACTAATTTTCAATATGGGAAACGGTAAAGATTTATTGAAAGAATATAATCTTGGCGATGTCAGAAAGAGGATGATGCAACTTAGTGAGTATTCCTTTAAAACAGGTATTGTTGAGGATGATGACGATAATCAACAGCAACAACAACCTATGCAGAACGGTGGACAACAAATGCCCATGAACGGACAACAACAGGGTGGAGGTATGCCTCAGCAAGACCCTCAAATGGGAGGACAACAACCCATGGGACAAGGACAGATGGATATGAATCAAGGCGGTATGCCACAAGGTGATATGCCACAAGGCGATATGAATGGTGGCCAAATGCCAATGGATAACAGCCAAATGGATTCACAACCAGTAGATACGGGTGAAATGCCACCAATGGATATGCCCCAAGGAGGTGAAGAACAAGCACCTGATGGTAATATGCCTGAAGAAGAAATGGGTGCGGATGGAGAGGAAGAAGAAGTTATTGATGTTGATGACTTAACAAACGCACAAGAAGCAACCGACTATAAACTTGACGGTGTTAACGATAAAATCACAGAGTTACTTCAGGTCACTTCTAAATTTGCCGATGCACTAGAAGACAATGAAAAACAACTTCAAGACCTAAGAAGGGAATTAGAACGAAGAAATCCCACACCAGAAGAAAAAATGAATATACGCTCACAAGCGTCATACCCGTACGGTGAAAGCCCAAGAGATTATTGGGATAGAAAATCCGCACAAAATCCTAACTATGAGGTGATATACAATAATGATGTTGCACCTCAGGATGAAGACAAGGAATTTGAAATCAAACGTGATGATTTAGAGAGTTTAGACGATAAGTCATTATCAGATTCTTTGGAATTTCCTAAAGAATTGAGAGATTACCTTGATTTTTAAGAAAAATAAGAAATAATTTTGATATAGACAAAAATTGTAGTATATTTGCAAGAAAAAAAAACAATAAATAACAATAAAAAAAAAACATTACCATGAATGACGAAAGAACAATGATTGAAGAACAGTTTGATGACGAAAGGAAACCAAAATCAAGCAGAAAGAGATTTGTATTTAATGAAAAAAATTATTTTAATGACAAATGTGACGCAAAAAAAGGACAAACCAAGAAGGAGTCAAGGATTAGGATTTTACCCATTAATGGTACTGATGAATACTTTAAGGACTTTAGCAATTTTAAAGCTTTCTTTGTAACAACCATCCATTCTGTTAAGTTAAAAAAAGACGCTAACGGAAAAGGCGGTGGATTTAAGAAGTTTTTCTGCTTGAACGACCCGAATATTTCTGATGGCCACGGAACTTGTCCATTGTGTGAGAAATCAAAAGAACTCTTTGATAAGGCAAATGCTTGCGATATTGAAGCACAGAAGAAGTCAATTTTCAAGGAGGCAGGTTCATTTAAAGCAAGAAGAAGCTATATCGTGCGTGTAATCGAAAGAGGTCACGAAGAAGATGGTGTTAAATTCTGGCGTTTTAATGAACACACAGGCGGTGATGGTATATTTGACTTATTGAAAGGTCTGTATAATATCCGTAACAACGAGTCTATCGAAGCAACAGGCGAAAGGTACAACATTTTTGACCTTAAGAATGGAAGGGATATTATTGTCACTTCTACTTATAACCCTGAGACTGATAAAACGAGTATTTCCATTGCTGATGCGGGTTTCTCTACGCCATTATCAAAGGATGAGAATCAAATGATGGAATGGATTAACGACCCAAAGACATGGAAGGATGTTTATTCAATTAAGTCAGAAGGTTATCTTAGTATCATTGCCAATGATGAAATTCCTGTATGGAACGACGAAGAAAAGAAATGGGTAGCAAAGGGTACTGATGAGACCAAGAAAGAGTCATCTGAGCAACCAACCGAACAACCTTCTGAACAACCCGCAGAAGAACCCGATTCAGATGTCGACGAAACGGAGTTTTTAGAGCAAGAGCCTGAGGGTGATGACCTTCCTTTCTAATAGGTTTTCATTTAAAAGAAACATCATATTTCAGAGACAAAGTTGAAGTTAACGCGAAAAAAGTTAGCCTCAACTTTGTTTTTTGTAATCTTTGTAGTATATTTGCGAAAAATTTTGATATGTGCATGAAACTATACTTTAAATACAGTACCATGAATAGCGGAAAATCCGGAATGTTGCTCATGCAAGCGTTTCAGTTTGAGGAGCGCAACGTCCCGTTTCTTTGTCTGAAATCATCAATAGACACGAGAGACGGTGACGATGTTATTGCATCAAGGATTGGAATTAGGAGACCGTGTATTTCGGTTTCAACCGAGGATAACCTATTTAAACTAATCAATGAATATATTGCAAACGCGTCATTGGAAGGAATAGACAAACCATTATGGATACTTGTAGATGAATGTCAGTTTTTAACAACAGAACAAGTTGATGAACTTGCAAAAATAGTTGACGAACTTGAAATAGATGTACTGTGTTATGGTTTAAGGACTGATTTCATGACGCATCTTTTCGAGGGGTCAAGGAGACTTATGGAGATTGCAGATGATATTTCAGAGGTTAAATCATCTTGTTCATGTGGAAGAAAAGCAATGATTAATGCGAGATTTGATGCAAATGGTAATCTAATAACAGATGGAGAACAAATTGTAATAGGTGGTAATGACATGTATGTAACATTATGCAGAAAATGTTATTATGCCTTATTAAAGAAACAGGGGATGAAAGAAATAAAGTATGATTGTTAAAAGAGAAAATTATGGCAAAACAAGCAGTTAAAAAAGGTGCGGGTCTAAAAAAGAGTGGACTTGCAGCATTTAAGGAAAAAACAGGATTAAATTCAGCAAATAACAACACAGTTACATCGACAAGCAATGCGAATAAACCACAGACGTGGATTTTAATGCCAAAAGCATTTAGTGAAGCCACTATGTTGCCAGGTATTCCTGAAAATACAGTAATAAGTGTTATCGGTCATTCAAATGTAGGAAAAACCACATTGGTTAATCATGCGTTGGTTTCTGCACAAAGACAGGGCTTAATCCCTGTTATTATTGACACTGAAAATTCATTCTCATTTCAATACGCAACAAATATGGGTTTCAAAGCAGAACCCATTTGGGGTGACGTTGAAGTAGAGGATATTGACCCTGACACTGGTGAAGTGACAACACACATTGAAAATCAGATTGTACATTGGGATGGAAACTTCATTTATTACAATAACAGATTACTTTGTGAACGTTTTGGTGATATGGATTACGCAAAGGGTGTTAAAACAAAAACCAAACGCAAAATTGCAGTTGTAGAAGATGTTGCTGCTTGCATAAATGAGTTGCTTGATGCACAGGATGATGGCGAAATTGACCAAGGTTTTCTTTTTGTGTGGGATAGTGTAGGAAGTATAGGTTGCTTCAAAGAACTTACAGCCGGAAAAATTGGAAACCCAATGTGGACTGCAGCAGCAATTAGTGCAGCATTTAATCTGATTGTTAACGACAGAATACCTTCCTCCAAAAAGGCTTCTCATAAGTATAACAATACTTTCCTTTATGTTAACAAGGTTTGGATGGACTCAATGACAAATCCAGTCGGCCCTGCCATTATGCAAACAAAGGGTGGAAGGTCGATGAAGTATGCTACACGTTGTGAAATCCTTATGGGTGGACAACTTACAAGTGGAATTAAGAGACTTACTGCAACTTCAAAAGGTGCAACTTATTCGTATGGAACTGAGACTAAGATTAAAATCCTAAAGAACCATCTTGATGCACCACACAATGTTTGTTATGAAGGTAAAATGATTGCAACAGATGTAGGTTTTATTTCTCCTGATGATTTGGAAGGATACAAAAAGGAACACATATCACAAATTCTAACAGAACTTAACAAGTTAAATAAGGATGGTGGAGAAATTACTTTAAAAGATGTTGAATTTACCGAAGTAGAAGATTCAGAGGTTGTAGAATAATTTTTAACAATTTAATAATAGACGAAAATGGATGTAGTTTTAATCAAAAAAGCAAAGTATAATTTAGTTGAGGACAAGTATACTGCTATCCCTGGTGATGTTTTCGAAATGCTAATGGATGCAGAAGTTGAAACAGAGTGTTTAGATTCATTACCAAAGGTGGTTATGTTTGAAAACCGTGACGAGTATGACAAATTTAGTGGGAACGACCTGGATTTTGAAAAGGATGTACTTGTTTCGAAGAAAGGTCAGATTTTCTGTTTCTTGAAAGCACAATCACAATTACCTTCATCTTATGCAACCAATACCAAAAAAGATACTGAAAAGTAAACCTGATATTGGGGAAAAACAATTCACCACACTACTTGTGGATGGGTCTAACGTTTTGGAACTGTCCTCGCTTGGTGATAGGAGATTCTCAAGTAACGGGAAACAGATTGGCGGCATATTTCAATTCCTTTTACAATTGAAACTTTTACTCAGAAAGGGTAATTTCAGATATGTTTACGTCTTTTGGGACGGAGATAACTCAGGCTTTTATCGCTACATACTTAATAATGATTATAAATCAAACAGAGATAAAACGTATGAAAATGAAGTTGAGGAAGGTTTGTCTGAATACATGAAGGAATTTAATGCCAACCTGAAAAGGATGCAGAAGTATATCCGAGATAAGGACAAGGCAAGAAGCGATGAAAGAAAGAAAGAAAAAGAGATTTTCTATGAACAACGTGAGGTTGTGATGGCTTGTCTTGAAGAATTATTCGTTAGACAATGCATAGCAGACAAGGTAGAAGCAGACGATTTCATTGGTTATTATGTGGTAAACAAGAAACCAAATGAAAGAATTGTGATAGTTTCCAATGACAGGGACTTGACGCAACTTATTTCAGAAGATGTAATTGTGTTTATACCCTCTTTGAAGAAATTTATCAACACCAAGAACCATACATCAGAAATGGGCTATGATTATCGCAATGTACTATTAAAAAAGGTAATATGCGGTGACACATCAGACAGTATCAAGGGAATAAAAGGTGTTGGAGAGACTACATTATTCAAGAATTTCCCCGAATTTAAAGAAAGAAAGGTAGAACTGAACGAAGTTATAGAAAAAGCGAAACTCATTAACGACGAAAGGGCAAAAACAAAAAAGAAACCTTTAAAATGGGCAGAAAATATAGTAAATAGAGTTACAGATGGTTGTCAAGGTGAAAAAATATACGAGATTAACGAAAAAATAATTAACCTGAAAAAACCCATATTAACTGAGGAAGCAAAGGAAATTATTGATTCTATGCGTTATAACCCATTAGACCCAGAAGACAGAAGTTTTGAGAACTTATACAATATCCTTAAAAATGCTGGGGTCGATGACCTTAAAGACGAAAATCGTTTTGCTTCATTTTTTACTGAGTACGCGTATTTAATTGACGCTGAAAAGAAAAATAATTGTTGAAATATTTTGAAAACACCGAAACCTGTAGTATATTTGTGAAAAATTTTATTTAATCTTTTTATTCTATTGATATTTTATGGAAAAAGAACCAAGAAAAACAATCCTTCAAAACGAAGGGTACAAAGAGCGTTTTCAGTTCCTGTTGTGGATAAATGACAACATCATTTGTCAGCGTTACTTCAAAATCATGGGTTACAATAATGAGTCAATTGGTTCAGAAGAACTTCTTGAAACACTTGAAGAATGCGTTGCCATGATTAAGGATGATTTGCATTACAAGAGTTTTCTTTATCAATCAATTGTCAATGACGAACCCGTTAAGTTGAGCGGATTTCATAACAATATGGAAAATCCACATGACCTTTATCTTCTTACCGATTCAAAAATCGGTGGTGACATAATCCTGTCAGACGGAACTGAGATACATAAGACGTATTTCAAATATTCGGATGATATTAATGAGGTCTATGATGATGAAGACGTAAAACCGTGGGATGTTACATTTAAATTTGAGTTCCTTGTCGATGACAGGAATGTATTTCAACGCATTTGGGATGGTAGTGTCTATCCTAAGTTTGTCAGAAACAGTGTTGATTTGTCCAACTCAATAACTTCATATACAAGAGGTGGTGGAATAAACTTCACCTCAAATGAAGGCATTGCCAACTACCTTAAGGTTGGAAGAGTTGACCTTATCTATTACATGATTAAGAAGATAGTTGAGTGCATGAGTGGTGGCTTTGATGAACCTGATAGATTTACCCACACCATAGAGTTTGATAATTGCGCCCTTAAATTTGATAAAGAAGGAAATGTAGCAGAAACCGGAACAAAGGAATACTGGTATCATTCGTATGACAAGAAGTACCTTGATTCGTATTACAAGTGGACAAAGGAAAAAACACGTAAGTATAATGCGTGGTTAAACCGATGTGAAAAGTATGCTGACAGTGGTGGTTTAACACCTGGTGAATGGGAACACTTTGAAAAGCGTTGTTAATTGTTTCATGTGACGTTGAGGTGTGGTGGTGAAGACGTGTTAGTAGCCACCACAAATTTTATAATTCTTTAATAAGATAATGGCGAAAAATGTCGATAGAAGTACCCTTGGATACTTGGGTGAAGATTTTCAGTTAAAACTGGTCAAATGTTTCTTTGAGGATAAGAATTTCTTTGTTAACCTTGAAACCATTATAGACCAAAACATGTTCACAAATGAGTATTTGCGCAGAATAGTTGGTTTCCTAAAGAGCAGATACAATGAAAAAGACGTTGTGGCAAGTTATGGTGAGATGGATATTCTTATCAGGAAGAATATAAGCGACCAAGTAACTGTTATGTTTATGCTTGAACTTCTTGATAAAATCAAGAATACTGATTTAGTTGGACTCGACCTTATTGAGGGTGAGTCTGAACGTTTTTTCAAGCAACAGAACTTGGTTAAGGCTATAAATAAGGCAAACGACATAATAAAACGTGGTAACGGAAGCGAATATTACGAAATTGAAGACCTTTTCAAAAAAGCACTTGATGTAAATACAAAGCAAGAATACGGTTGGCACTTATTTGATGATGTTGAAAATGACCTACGAGATGATTATCGTGAAACAATTCCAACAGGAACAAAAGAACTAGATGACGCGTTATATGGCGGGTTAGGTCGTGGCGAACTTGGTGTTGTGATAGCACCATCAGGTGTTGGTAAGACAAGTATATGCACAGGTTTTGCCGCTTCTGCTGCCGTAACAAAGACAAAGGGTAACAATTATCAGGGCTATAAAGTTTTACATTTCTATTTTGAAGATTCAGATGAAGCAATCAGGAGAAAATATTATGGACATATACTCGATATAGATGCAATGCATTTGAGTGACCCTGATATAAGACCAAGAGCAATAGAGGAACTAAAGAATCTGAAAGAAGAACAAAAACTACTTAAAACCAATATCATTGGAAAACGTCTTGCTTCTGGTGAAGAAACAGCCTCAATGATAAAACGCAGAATTGAGTCTTATATTGCAAAGGGTTTTAAACCAGACCTTGTTATTATAGACTATTTCGAGTGCCTTAAATCAGAAGACGCACAAAATTTTCATGATACGGAGTGGACAAAAGAAGGTATAACAATGCGAAAACTTGAAAGCATATGCAATGAGAAACAGATTGCTATGTGGGTTCCTATTCAGGGAAATAAGGGGTCACTGGGTGCTGAGTTTGTCGGACTTATGCATGGTGGCGGCTCTGTTTCTAAAATTCAGATTGGCCATGTTGTTATAACCCTTGCAAGAACCGAGGAGCAGAAATCACAACATCGTTTAAATGTGTTTATCCAAAAACTTAGAGGAATTGCTATCGGAAGGGATAAATTTTTGAATGTGAAATTTAATAACGGAACATGTAAATTTGACATGACAGACACCGGAGACGTTGATGATGAGGTATTTGAGAATAGTATGCAAAACAGACAAAATCAGGTTGCCATGAGTGTAAGAAATAATTTGAGAAAGAAAACGTGATTTATAAGTTTTTTCATCCTATATATTATTATATAACTTTCAAAAATTTTAGATTATATGAGAACAAAATTAATAGATTTTTATGCGGATTGGTGTATGCCATGTAAGGCCTTTGCACCTACACTTAACAAGGTAGCCGAAGAGAAAGGTATTGAAGTCGTTAAGGTTGACACTGCAGTTGATGAGAATGATTTGTCGGTTAAATATGGCATAAGAAGTATACCAACCGTAGTTGTGCTGCAAGTAGATGAAGAGGGAAAAGAAACAGAAGTTACAAGATTTACAGGCGTTAAGAGCGAAACAGAACTAAAATCAATTTTGGATAATATTTGAAGAATTAGGTATGACAGAGGAACTAATTAAATATTTTAACGGTGATGAGTTTGCCGCCTCTACATGGGAGAAAAAGTACGCTAAAAGAGATGATACAAGCGGTGAAATAATTGAAAAAACACCTGATGATATGCATCACAGACTTGCTAATGAATTTGCAAGGATTGAAAGCACGTATAACAAGAAAAACAGCAAAGGACTTTCTCCATACTATAATAAAAGAGAACCGCTTGACGAAAAAAGAATATACACATTTTTCAAGGATTTTAAGTATATAGTACCGGCAGGTTCTGTTATGGCAGGACTTGGATTAGGTAAACCTGTTTCATTATCCAACTGTTTTGTTCTTGATTCACCTGAAGATTCTTATCCGTCAATTATGTTGAACCGACTTTATTTGGTTGAACTTATGAAACGCAGGGGTGGCGTAGGAACTGATTTGTCAAAACTACGTCCACGTGGTGCAAAGGTGAATAACGCTGCAGTTACAAGCACAGGTGCAGCAAGTTTCATGGATGTCCACAGTGATGTAACAAATGAGGTTGCACAACAGGGCAGACGTGGTGCTTTGATGATTTCAATGCACATTAATCATCCCGATATTGAGGAATTCATTGAAAAGAAACAAGACCTTACAAAAGTAACTGGTGCAAATGTTTCAGTGCAGGTTACGGATGATTTCATGAAAGCGGTTGAGAAAGATGAAGATTATTTGCTCAGGTGGCCTGTTACTGCTGTAATTAATGAGGTAAAGACAGATGAAGCTAATGGTAAGGAAATGACGGAACTCAATTTCGGTGAGTTGTATCCAATGTTGTACACTGAAAACGAGTTTTCTTCAAAATTAAAAATGGGATATGTCAAGAAGGTACGTGCACGTGACGTTTGGAATAAAATTATCCATTGTGCTTGGAATACTGCAGAACCTGGTATTATTTTCAAAGACAGAATGGATAAGTTTTCACCCGATGGTGTGTATGACAAATATAGAGGCATAAGCACTAATCCTTGCGGTGAAATTTACATGTCTGGCCAAGAATCGTGTAGGCTTATGGCTATTAATATGTTGTCATTTGTTAAAAATCCATTTACTAATAATGCTGAAATTGATACACATAAGGTTTATGAAGTAACATATGAAGCAGTAAGACTTGCCGATGACCTTGTTGACCTTGAGAATGAAGCAGTGCAGAGGATTATTGACAAGACGAAAACCGATGAATACGCACAAAAGATTTGGAATAAAATCCTTGAAAAGGGCAAGAATGGAAGGCGTGTCGGTGTTGAGTTTACCGCTATGTCCGATATGATAGCGGCTCTTGGTAAGAAATTCTGTACAGAAGAAGCCAATAAAACCGTTAAGTTTGTTTGCAGATTGATGATGTCAGCAGCATTGGACAGTGAAATTGACATGGCAATTGAGCGTGGAACATTCCCCGATTATAATCCAGAAATTGAAAAGAAAAACGAGTGGTATGATTTCATGGAAGAGGAATATCCTGAGCGTTTTAATACCATGAAGCAATTTGGTAGAAGAAACATTTCTTTTACAACCGCAGGTCCAACTGGTTCATTAAGTATTCTTACCCGTACTTCTTCAGGCGTTGAACCCGTATTCATGCCTTACTATGTAAGAAGAAGAAAGTGCATTAGTCCTGATGACCGTGTTGATTATACCGATAAGATGGGTATTAACTTTACTGAATTTGTGGTTGTTCATCCGCAATTAAAGGCGTGGGCAAAACACAATATGCCTGAATACGTGGATAAGTTTGATGAACTTACCCAAGATGAATGGAAAGAAATCTATGAGAAATCACCGTGGTTCGGTGCATGCGCGCAAGACATTGACTGGCAAAAACGTGTTGAACTTCAAGGCATTGTACAGAAATACTTAGTTACACACAGCATATCTTCAACCGTAAATTTACCAAATTCAGTAAAGGAAGAAGAAGTCTCGCAAATCTACATTAATGCGTGGAATAATGGTTTAAAAGGAATTACCGTTTATCGTGATGGCTCTCGTGAAGGTATCATGATTCAAAAAGAAAAGAAGAAAGAGGACGATAAGTTCGAAAGTTATATTTCAGCACCAAAGCGTCCAAAAACACTTGAAGCAGATTTTTACACCACTAAGGTTAAGGGTGTTATGTTCTATGTAATGGTAGGTCTTTACAAGAATAAACCTTATGAGATTTTTGTGTATAGGACTGGTGATGGTGACATGAAATCAATCAAGAACCACAAGGGTACAATTACGAAAATCAAGAGGGGGGTTTATCGTTATGAGTCTGAACTAATAACCATTGAAAACATTAACGTTCATCTTAGTAATGAAGAAAGAGCAACCGCTATTTATACAAGCATGTTAATGCGTCATGCAGCACCATTGAAGTGTATTATTGATACAGCCCAAAAGGTTGATGACAATATTGCAAGTTTCACTGCAGCAATGACGAGAATACTTAAAAAATACCTTAAGGATGAAATCATTGAAGGTGAGGTATGTCCTGATTGTGGAGGTAGATTAATCAGAGAAAACGGTTGTATTCATTGCATGGATTGCGGTTGGTCAAAATGTGAATAATACTTGCTTAAAAGAACTTTTGTCATATTTTGCATCGTTTTAATACACCATTAAAACGATGCAATTTTATTTAAAATGAGTTTAGCCAATATTTATTAGAAAACGGTAAAATAATGATAATCAACGACAGGTTAATCGAAAATATAACTAAGGATGTACTTGCTGAATATATAGTCGAATCACGTCCTAAAAGAGTTGGTGACAAGATATATGCCAACAGGGGAAGAAAAGCAACAAGACTTGGTACAAGAATAAGACAGATAAAAAACAAGGTTGAGGCATACGGTTTAACTTCAAGACATTACAGCGATGAGGAAACCGTAATGAATGAATACAATAAAGTGATTTCATCTTTTGGTTGTGATTTCAAAGTTGACAATGTTTCTTATATTACACTGCCAAGAACAGAAAACGGCGCATCCCTTGGTAAAAGATATGATATCACAATTACATTTGACAATGATATTATAATTGGCAGTATTACACTTATTGGTTATGGTAGTGAAGATGACCCTTTGAGTGATTTTAAAACCGATTTCAGTCTTGTAAACAATAAGTTCACCAGTATTGAAAATTAAAATAAATTAACCTATACTCATAAAACGAGATAATATAAATGGCAAAAAGGCAACATTACGGAATAGCATTTCCCATAACAGCAAAATCTTTTGAAAAGACACTTTTAGACCTAAATCTGAATGAAGCAGACGGTGTAAAGTCACAGATTATGCATCTCATTTTCACACCGGCAGGACAGAGATTGAGGAAACCGCTTTTTGGTTCAAAGTTGATTCAATTTATCTTTAACCCTAATGATAGTCAAACATGGGGTGATGTCGTTCGTGAAATAAGAGAAATGATTTCTAATAATATACCGAATTGTAATATAAATGATATTTCTGTTTATGAAGTAGAGGACGGATTGGGACTTGTTGCCGACATAAAATACACCGTAGAGCAAAACGGAGTTGAGTATCAAGATGAAATAATCACAGAACTATAACATAATAGATGGCAGAGAGAAAAATTAGTTATTTAGCAAGAAATTACGATGATTACCGCAACGCAATTCTTGATATAACAAGAAAATATTATGGAGACGTTTTTGACAACATGAATGACGCATCTGTGGGTTCATGGATTGTTGATATTGTCTCTGACATAGGAGATAACCTGAGTTATAATATTGACAGAGCATATCAGGAGACATCAATTGATTCGGCAAATGATGTAAATTCATTGTTTGACATGGCGAGAACGAGCGGCTGTAAAATAACAGGAAAAAAGGCGGCTATAGTTGAGGTTGAATTAAGTTGTGAACTTCCTTTAAACAGACAAGGCAACACGTCAGACGGAGATTTAAGTCAGGCTGATGAAAGTTATGCCCCAATTGTTAAACGAGGTACATTGTTCTCTACAGGACTTCAGACATTCGAATTATCAGAAGACGTGGATTTCTCTAAACAATTTAATGACGAAGGTATTTCAAACAGGCAAATAATCCCGACAAGGGATAGCAATGGAAACATTATTTCGTACCTTTATAAGAAGTTGGCCATTGCAACTGCTGGACAATCGAAAGTATACAAGAAAATCGTCACCAACTCAGACCTTGTTCCTTTCATGGAAGTTCAACTTGATGATGCTGACATTCTTGGTGTTGAGAGTATAATAGTAAAAGAAGGCACTACAATTGTTGATGACCCGTCAATTGACGAATTTTATGTAGACGCAGAAGAATATGTTGACAAGAAATCGTATAGTGATTTTGGTGGTAATAAGGTAAGCCGTTTCTTTGAGGTTGATAACCTTGCTGAACAGTACCGTTATGGGTATGAAATTGAGATGGGTGATAAATATTACAACCCAAAATGGGAAGTTGCTGAAATGACATATGTTGAAGTTGGGAGTTCAACCAAAACCGATTATAGTGTTTACAATTATGCGTGGGTAATAACCAAATCAGAATATGATGCGTTGACAGAAGAAGAAAAGAAAAATTATGAACCATGGGCTGATTATTCAGAAGAAACAGAGGTTGGAACACATAAGATAAATGTCAATGGTTTGCCAAACGTTACAATACCGCTTAACGTGTATAGAGGTCTCACAAAAGAAGAACAAAGCGGATATGTTGTGAATTATTACGCGTATAAAAAGGTGTCACAACAATCAGTTGGCAACTATAATACACCTTATGAATATTATAATACACAATACCCAAATAATATAATCAGTGCTGAAGAATATAATGGATTAAGGAATGAGGATGAGAAGGTTATTTTTGAGTCCGTACCGGCCAGGTATGTTGTAAGAGGTGATTGGAAACGCGTTAAGAATAAATTCGTGACTGAATATACGAATACATGGGCACTGAAAATTATCTTTGGAAAAGGTTTAAAAAACCAATATGGAGAGATACCTGTAAGTGCACGAGAATTTACCAAATACATGATGTGTAGAATGGAAGCAAACGACTATATGGGCGTACTTCCTGATGCCAATAGCACAATGTACATACTTTATCGTGTTGGAGGCGGTGAACAGAGCAATATTGCGCCAGACACTTTAACTAACTTCATCTATAAGAATATAGAAATAGGCGGAAATTGTGACGATAATTACGATGCAACCAAAAAACGTAAGGTTCTGGATTCGTTGAAAGTCACAAATACAACACCTTCTTATGGTGGAAAAGACGAGCCTTCATTTGAAGAAATGCGTTGGTTGATTAAATACAACAATGCAAGTCAGAATAGATGTGTAACATTACATGATTATTATGCGAGGATTATGACACTTCCAGCAAAGTATGGATGCCCATTCAGATGCGGAATTGTTGAAGAAAACAATAAGGTTATTGTCTATATGCTTGGAATTGACCAAGACGGAAGATTACGTTCAGAACTTGCCGAACAGGTCGCAACCAATATTAAAAATTATCTTTCAAAATATCGTATGATTAATGATTTGGTTGAAATGCGCTCTGGTAAGATTATCAATTTAGCGTTTGATGTTGACATCTTTGTTGATAAAACGTATGACAAAGGTGAAGTTGTTAAACGTGTAATTGACCTTATCTATGACTATATGGATGTAAGGAAACACAAAATGGGTGAAGACGTGTTTGTTGGTGACATTGAAAAAGAAATTTCAAAACTTGACGGGGTTCAAAACCTGATTGAATTAAGGGTTTACAATAAGGTTGGTTCTTATGATGGCTATTCGGATAATGAGACTACTCAGGAGTTAATGTCTTATGACGAGTGTGGAAAACTCTATGACGAAGACAGGAATGACCTTGACGAAAGAAGAATAGACCTTAAGAAGTCCGATAAGATTCTTTTCACAGAAAGCAACAGCATGTTTGAGATTAAATACAAGGAAAAAGACATAAGAGTCAATGTAAAGCAGCGTCAATAACGATATTTATAGGCAAAATTGAATATACGTATGAGAAAAGTTATAAAAATAAACGAGACAAAATTGCGTAGTTTGATAAAGGAAAACGTTGTGCTTATTTTAAATGAAATGGGTACAATTAGACAAAACGAACTTTTGAGAAAACTCACTGGTAGTGATAAATATGACAATCTTTCTGTTCCAGAAGCCAGTAACATGATAAGCAATCTGTTGAAAAACCAATCACCAATATTGGCAAGCGAAAAACAGATTAACTTTCTAATAAAGCGCGGTGTTGATTGGGTAAGGGATGTTGAATTAACAGCAAAAGACGCTTCTGCCATGATAGGGGGGTTAATGAAGGGGCGCAAAGATATAGTGAACAGAATGGCCGAACACTATGGTTTTAAACAGGTGAAAAGCAATAGCATGAAAAAGCCGTTAGTAACTGATGCTGAAACCCTGAATGAAATTCATCAACAAAAGAAAATGAATGGTCAACGGGAAGTCAATTACAACCCAACAGAACACGAGCAATCGGTGTATGATGCCATTGATACAGGCATTATCAACAAGGGAATACGTTTTTATTATGCATATCCAGATATAGACAAAAGCCGTTTTGTTATTTTGGCAAATAATTGTGATATACCACAAAACACTATAACGGTTGCGAAACACCTATATTACAGCAGTTTTGATTCTGAATTTCATTTAAACGACATATATGTTTTTATTGATAGAAATAACAATAGGTGGTATCACAGCAGAAAGGAATTTCTTGAATTATTCTTGAAAGAAGAAGGACTACTTTAATTGACAGACAAAAAAGGTCATAATTATGTTTGATTATAAACCATATATTGTATCATTATCTAAATTCATGGCAGAAAATGGCTATACGGTTAGACCATTTCCAAAAATCATATTATCCAAGAAGAAACAGGAAGGGGTATTCATTAGCACAGGTTATTATGACCCAGAAGAAAGAACCATTACTGTGTTTATAAATGACCGACATCCAAAGGACGTGTTAAGGAGTGTTGCACATGAACTCATCCATCACAGACAGACAGAAGAAGGACTACTTACGCCAGAAATAAGTAGAACCGAACAAAAGTTAGAAAACAGTGTGATAAGACCACTTGAGGAAGAAGCATACTTAAACGGAAACATAGCGTTTAGGATGTGGACTGAAAGTTTTGAATAATGACACGAATTATGTTGTAGAATGTGGCTAGAAATGCCCACATTTTATGTTTTTATTACCTATTTATTAGTAAAATACAGAAGCAGATATGAAGAAAACTATAAAATTGAATAATCAAGGTTTGAAAAATATCATCAAGGAGAGTCTAAGAAGATATCTTACTGAGGTGGATTGGAGTACATATCCAACAAGTACTGATTACAGAGACAAAGACGCTTGGTGGAAGACGCAAGTAGACTCAGACTTTCCTGGACATAAGGTAGACCAAAGCAGTGATTGGAAAGTGACATATTCCGATTTGGCTTTGGACAAGAAGAAAAGAGACAAGGAACAAGCAAAAATTGACAGACAAAAAGCAAGGGCAGAAAAGAAGCAGGCAAGATTAGATGCTAAGGCTGCAAAGAAGACCGAAAGAAAGAAGAATGAAGGAAGAAAAACAACTGCTTCTATGAAATATGGCGATGGAAAACTTGTTGTTGAACTTTTGCCGGATTGTAGGGTCGGATGGTATCTTTTTGATGCATACAGAGAAATTCAGAATGAAGGTGAAATGGATATTGAAGAATATGTAGATGGTACATGGTTGCCTTATACTGAAACGTATGGACCAGGAAAATGGATACCAAGAAATTTGATTGAACCTGTTGCAAAGTTGTTTAAAAAAATTGGAATGAGGGATGATGATTGGTATGGTGTTAATGAGTCCAGACTTCGCAGCATTGTCAGGGAATCAGTTAAAAGAGTTCTTAAAGAAGATTATAAAGCAGGTGAATGGAATGAGGGGTTATTCAGAGAAGACTTGAAGGCGTATATTGAAATGTCGCGTGGTTATGATGGGAGTGTCGGTTATGCCAATGCAAAGGCTAACAAAATGAGAGAAGTAACAGGAGACCTTCCATTGGGTATTAATGGTTATGAGTTCGAAAGATGGCTTACCACATTCTTAGGAACAAATAGTGAAGATGTTGACCTTTTAGTTGATAATGCTGTTTATTGGGTAAGAAACAGATTAGCAAATAAGCCAAAACCACCACGTATTTACTAATAAACGTTATTAAATATCTACAGAAGCGTTCAGTAATGGACGCTTTTGTTGTTGATAAAGTGTTGCTTAATTGTTATTTTTATAAAAAACTAATAATATGGCTTGTAATTGCAAAAAGAATTATGATGCATTTGAACCGTTCTCAGATGAACATATTGACGGTCAAGAAGATAAAAAAGACGGTATTTTAAGGAAAATTATACTTTTTTTATTAAGGATACCATTTGGAATTTTATGTGCGGCTTTATTTATTATTATGGCAGTGCCATTTTTGATATTCGTGGCAATCTGTGTCATTTTTGGTGTGCAGCCGAGAGTTAAATTAAAATTACCATTTTTAAACAAGAAAAAGTAAATGAAAGACAGCAAGACTTATAGGATTAGAACCAAGTTAGGCAGTGAATCCGAAAGCGTTATAAACGTTCAACTTGAGCAGACATTTGATACGTTTGAAATACTTTCACTTAAATTAGACCAAAAGAACACATATAAACTGTATCAATCTGATTACGGTGTTATCGTTGGGCGAGTTATTGCCAATGGAGGGTTTGGTGTTCCCAATGCAAAGGTTTCGATTTTCATAGAAAGTGAAGAAGATGATGACTTTACAAAGAGGCTTCTTTACCCATACAAGTCCACAATGGCAACAAATTTTGATGGGATAAGATATAATTTGTTACCCGATTATGTTGATGATGCTTGCCATCAGAACGTTGGTACTTTTCCGAATAAACGTCTTGTACTTGACAATAATGATATAATTGACATATACGACAAGTATTATGTTTATACCACAGTTACCAATAATGCTGGTGACTATATGATTTTCGGTGTTCCAACCGGAAGTCAAAAACTTCATGTTGATTTGGATTTATCAGATATTGGGATGTTAAGTCAAAGACCACGTGACCTTATGTATAAGGGTTACAAAGAGACCGACTTTGAATCACCTAATAAATTCAAAAAGAGTACAAACCTCAATTCGCTTGCTCAGATTTATACCCAAGATAAAGGACTTTATGTTTATCCTTTTTGGGGTGATACAACCGAAAGCAAAGATAATATTGCCGTAACAAGATGTGATATTGAGTTGAGTTATAAGTTTGAACCTACCTGTGTGTTCATGGGAAGCATTGTGACCGACACAGGCAGTAATTCAATTAGCAAGAATTGTGCAGGTGCTACCACTTCAGGAAAAATGTCAGAACTGGTTTCTGGCGAAGGCACAATCGAAATGATACGAAAAACTATTGACAATAAGGTCGAATCATACCAAATCAGAGGAAATAGACTTATTGACGGTGATGGCGTTTGGTGTTATCAGATACCAATGAATCTTGACTATATAATGACGGACGAATTTGGAAACATTGTTCCGAGTGATAACCCTGAGAAGGGTATACCCACAAGAACGAGGGTAAGGTTTAGGATTTCGTTGGATAAAGTACCAAATGATAATACAGCACGAAACAGGTGTCAATACTTAGTGCCAAATAATCCAAGACTTGATGAGGAACGTTACCCTGATTTCACCAAGACAAAGGAAGTAGATTATGAATTTGGTACTAATACTAAAGATGAGAACTACAGGGACTTATTCTGGAACAAGGTATATACTGTAAAGAATTACATTCCTAGATTACAAAAGAATGCATGGGTTAAAAATAGAAAACATACTGGTATTAAACTAATTAACCATTTTGGTGATAATAACCCAATGCCATACAATAACATGAACATTAAATTAACGTTTCAATACAGGTTGATTTGTGTTATTGCAAAGATATTCATTAACCTTATAAGGTTTTTGAATCAAATTTTGACGTTGCTTAGTTATCCTTTCTGTTGGATAGCAAAACTATTTAAACGCCCATGCAAGTTACTTAGGAGAGTACCTTGGCCGTTGAAATGGATAACAAAGGTTCTTGAAATCCCTATTTGCGGTTTATATGATTTGGCCATGAAGATGGTATTTCCGTGTATTGAGATTTCTTCTGAATTTTGTGGGGACAATGTAACCCATAATTACAGTTTTTATCCTGGATGTGGAAAAATCTTGTTTACAAATGCGACAATGCCCGGTGAGTGCATAACAAGTAAAACGAAAATAAAACACGAGGAGCAACAAATAAAAGATAATATTCCACAAGAAGAAAAAACCGAAGTAAGTTTCAGTACTGGTGAGTTATATAACTGTGTTGAAAGTTCACTTGCCGAAGATAATGATGTCGTTTCTTTTAATTTTCATAACGACTGGATTAACGGTGTGTTATATGCGCCGTTGTGGTTCAGAAAAATAACACCAAAGAAAAGACTGTTGTTTGGATTAATTAAGAGAGATGCAAAAGACCAATGGTGTTCAAGCGAGACACTTCAGAATAAGAAATTGAAGATTTTTACGCCATGTGCAATTCTTAGGGAGAAGGAAAAATTATACAATAGTGTTGACGGTAAACAAAAAAAAGCGTATCACATGGATGGCTCAATGAAGTGTGGAAACAATATGGAGAAACAGAATTGTTTGAACAGAAGAGCGTTTATTGGACTACACAACGGAATCATCGTAAAACGTCAGACAATGTTGGGTGAAGACGTATATTACTATCAAGCAGTAGAGTTTGACCATGACCAAAGAACTGGAAATAATTCAATTGAGGGAACTCCCGTTAAAGAAGAGAATGAACAAGGTTCTGTAAAGTTGGTTTTTGCTACAGATATAGTACTTCTTGGAAGTCTTAATGATTGCGACCTTCAGGGTGTACCACAATTTTTCAAATCCCTTGAAAGCACAACGTATAAGTTACCGCCAACCTTGCTGTTTACCGATAATGTCATGGTGACTTCGATTAACGAAGAAGGTGTACCTGAGAGTTTATTTAGTGACGATGGAGAAACCATAACAACAACACAAGAAAGCAAGACCGAAATGACAGGTGCGGACTGGGGGAATTATAATTATGATATTTGTCCAGGTTCAAAAAATGAAGAACACAATCAAGATAGTGGTTTATTCTACAGTATAGGTTGTAACTCACAACGTACATTACCAAAATCGTGTATAAATTTATCTAGAATATGTGAGTTCGGTGTTTCACTTGATGAATCTAAACATATATTAACAGAACAGCCGACCAAAACAGGGTCAGATGACTCATTTTACAGTTACCTTGTTCCAGACGGCTTCATTTCGAAGGATGAACTATATAATATTGATGAGAGAAGTGCATTCGCGTCACTGAATCACAATGGTCTACACACGAAACTCAGTGAAAAAACAGGACTTATGGAGTATGACTTTGACTATGTGTTTGTCAATAATTTTGACAACTCATTGAGAGGACATATGGAGGCAAGGCAGAAAAGGTGTAGTAACTCATATAAGTACAACTATTGGCTTGAGGAGTTTAGTGATGGTTATTATGATTTCAGAATGGGACGGAAACCTTATTTTTATGATGATGAAAAATATAATGAAAACTTGGAGAAAAATAGGCAACCAAGTGGACGGTCGTTGCCAAGATACGAGAACTCATTCTATTTTTATTTTGGCTTGAAGCATGGTAAAACTGCATTAGATAAATTTAATAGCCAATTTGTTAGTAGTTGTTACGATGAAAATGAGGAATTTGAAAACATTGGAGTTATTCCTGTTGGTAATGACTGGTGTTCAGATTTAACTGATAATAGTAGAAATGGATACATAGCGATTGATTTATCTATGGTTGATTTGCCTTGCGAGATTATATTCAAATCATTATCAGACTCTGGCTTTACTGATATGATAGTTGAAACCAATGAAGAAAAAATTTACATTTGTAATTGGAGTCGTGAAGAACTTGATAACATGCATTATCCAAGTCTTGAAGGTTTAAGGCTTGCCTTAACTGAACTTGAAGAAAAGGGATATGTTCACGTTAAAATTGATATTAATCGACAAGTAATCAAGATGTTCCCGAATGGAACGTACGAAATGACTGTAACCGATAAGAACGGTGAAATAACCACTGTGACATTTACACTTAAATCAGAATATCTTAAAAGTAATGTTGTCGGTACCAATTTTAATTACCCTGATAATGTTCTTTTGAAACGTTTCAACGGAAGTAGAGACGCTATAAAGAAAGATACCACTGAAATTGAGCCAAATCCCATATCAATCATATCAACAAGGGATATTGGTGGAACGATTGCAGTCTCTTTTCCATATACTTATAATAAAAATTCGGGTGAGAACGAAGAGATACCTTACTTCATTATTGAAGTTAGTGGCATTAGAGACACCAATGGAAATTATACATATCGTGAAAAAATAGAAAAGAAAAATAACATAACGAAATCATCCGGTGTAATAGCATATAATGAAAACAGAAACAACAGTGAAAACGGTGTTGCTTTGTTCGGTGTGCCAAAACCAGATGAATGTTATTTGATTAAAGTAACTGAATACTGTTTTGATATGAGCACGAATACTTATACACTTTCTGGTAATGCGGTATCTTATACAGTATGTATCAAAGAAAAACAGCCGTTTAAATTATACATAAACGAAGTTGATTATGACCTGATTAGCGATTGGAATTGTGGTTTTAGAAATGAATCACAAAATACGGCAGACGTTAAACCAACAGGAAGCCCTAGTAATTTGTTGCGTAATGTTCGTCCAAGCGACAATTGGATACATATGTCTGATAAACGAAGATATAGATGGTATAGTTACAGACCATACCAAAATATTGATAAGGAATTTGTAAGAACCACTGACCAGATACATAACATGTTCAGGGATAGTCTTGATGGTACAGTTGACGGAAAAACAGAAACAGAATTCCTTAATCAATTTAATGGGTCTAAATACAATGTGTTATACAATAAACACTTTGCTACAAATATGCCGCATGTGTTGTATAATATCAATGAAGACAACGAGAAAGAAGATGACATCACAAAAAGGTCAAACTTTTGGCAATTGGATACAAGTGAGTTTCGTGAGGAAATAGGACACGCCAGCACTAGAGAAACAGAAACTGAATATGTGAGCGATTATCACGTGTCAAAGGATTATTATTCCGAGAACTATGTGCATAAAGAAACTTGTGACATCATTACACCTGCTCAGTATAACACATTAACGCCTGAACTAAAAGAGAAGTATTATTCATTAAGAATTGACACCGAGACATATGATGGTATTGAAAATGACATGTGTAAAAGCAGTTTTTCAATCAAAGTTATTGATGATGCTACCTATAATGCGTTGTATGACCAGAACATGTACTATTATACACAAACAAAACTCATCTCAGGTGGTGACTATTATTTAATGCCTGATGAGGAAAGAAGAAAATGCAGTTATGTTGCCATTTATAACATGTACCGTTATACGTGGGTTACTGTTATTGACGAAGAACAATATAACGCACTTGAAGGTTATACGTCAGAAGTATATGTAAACAAAAATAACTGTGATGTAATTTCACCAATAGAATATAGAGAACTTGATGATGAAGAAAAGATTCAGTACTATTCATTAGAGGTTGATGAGGAAACTTACAATGAAATGAGTTCTTCTTGCAAGTCACCTTTCTCAAAAAACAAGAGCAGATGTGTTCAGTTTAATGAGGGTGGCAAGGATGATTACTATGATTTGACAATTGATGAAACAACATATGAAAATGTGTTAAATGATGACCAAAAGTCATATTTTGCTAAGAATACTTATTATATTGGTGAAGAAACAGAACTTGAAAACCTGTTATCTGTTTTGTATGACTTAACATTAGAAGTTGATGAGCTTCAGGACGAAGTAGTGAATAATGTAAAACAAACGTTCCAGCTTAACTGTACGGCAGACACAAAAACTATTACTTATAGGGCAATTACCGACGATAAACCTATTACTTATCATGAAGTACATAAACATGAGAGAGTGGAAGAAGAAAACGATTTTCAGACGGTTGAATGTAGCTTTAAGTATAGTCATTCATATACCGTTGATGAAATCAGTGTTCCGACCATAACAACAAAGGACAGCAAATTCTACGGAAATGAAGATATTCCAGAACCACTTACATTTTTGAAATTTGAAATGTCAGGAAGTATTATGCCCGAAGATTTGACAGGAAATATGAGTGGTGTGTACAATTACAATGGAACTTCGGAAAAGAAGAAACTAATGTTTTCAGTAGACAACAGAGCGACATGTGACTCAGATGACGAAAAAACGAAGAAGGCGTATTTTGTCGCGGTGAACAATTCACGTTATCCGATTAATACGAACAAAGCAGGTAATACAATACCCGAAAGATATAGGACTGGTGATTTTCAACTTGGATATATGTTTGGTTATCATATCATTGATAAGATTTTTGACATAAATCCATTAGTTTGGGCTATAACCAATAACGTTCCGTACTTCATGAAGTATGTATCAAACTTAACAGGAAAATCACCAAGGGGTGAAACTATTGAAGAACGTACCATTTTTGACAACAAACTTGTATATATGAATGGACTATTCACAGCCCAAATAAGAAACGGAAACGCAAGCCGTTATGACACATATCATACAGATGGTGACAAAAAACGTGCTTATTTCCAAGAACAGGGAATAGGATATGTATTTTCGGGTGAAATATACACCTATAGAGACAATGAAGAAACCGATGAAGATGTTGAAGACAGGATGCCAACATTAAGGTATTTAACCGGTGCTGATATAAACGTTGAATTATCAAACATTCCTGTTGTAACCAACAGTTTAACTATTAAAAATTATGACAATTATGCTATTGGAACAGACGAAGAGAATGAGCAACAAGATGATGACATGTGGCAACACACTAACAGGAAAGAATATTGCACATTAACAAAATATGATGAAAGATATACCTTTAAAGATGATAATGACTGTGAACTTAGTGATAATATAGATTCAAGACTTAAGATTGTTCTTACCGAAGATTCTGTTAATGACTGTAAAAATAGAGATAATACTAAGTTTAGTCTTAAAATAGAAAATTGTAGCGACGAAGAAGGATTGATTTATTATGTATTTGATGCAAAAGATGGCGGAAACATTTATTATCCCATTAACAAAGCGGAGTTTGACGATGGTGAGGGTATGTTTGTAATGGATGTCGGATGTCAGGGAAAATGCATACTTGATAAAGACACAAAGATATTTGAAAAGGACGTAAACAAACTTCAGTACCTATATACGGTTTATACGAAACGCGGTCTGAAACCTTATTGGGGCAGTTTCCCGTTCGGTAATATCGGAGTTCAGGGTACTCTTGGAAATTACGATACAACCACAGAACTTGAATCAATATATGAGAATGAGAATACCGAACAAGAGTATAAAGCAAAGGGTTGGAGTAATACGGGTGAATTTACACTAACAGGCAACGACAACTATCCATGTGTTTATTCTGTTGTTGTGACAGGAAATAATACAAGAACAATTTCACCTGTATATGATTATAGGTATGTCTGTGTAACACTTATTTTTGGTTCTGTTTTCATTAAAAAAGAGGTATTGGATGAAAATAATGCAATAACAGGTTTTGATTTTAGTGAAAATGGTAAGATGACGTTTGATATATCAAATGTGTATAACTGTGAGCATCCAGAAAGATTTGAAGATATACTTTATTACTTCTATAATTACCCGTATAAAGTAACATTTGAAAGTAAAATTGACGGTATGAACACAGTACAGGGTTCTTATACACATACATCATATGTTAATGACCCAGAAGGATATGTTTTATTTGACCTATCAGAGGACACATATAATTCCCTTAAAGGTATATATGATGGTTCACGTGGTTCTGTCGGAAAAAGAATAGACAATGACACCAAAGTTGAAATTGTTGATGTAACTGGACTAAAGCACATACCAAAATGGAGAACAGAAAGCGATTGCTGTGTTGCGTATAAGAAGAAGTGTTGGGCATCGATAACATGGATTACTAACGGTGGAACATGGGAAGATACACATAATGTTGGTACTTACCTGATTGATGCATATACAGAGTTTGACGGAGAGGGTTATGAAAATGACTACTACAACTCAGAGTCTGACTTCATCAAGATATTTGAAGAAGGTGCTACATATACACCAGGAAGTGTTGGAATTTTAACCAAAGAGACAGGTGAGGGTAGCACGATTTGCCCACAAGAAGGTGAAGGTGGTTTCCTTGGATGGTCAACTACACCAGATGGCTCTAATATTGTAAATCCGGACCAAGTGATAACAATTGACTGTGACGATAGGGATGGTTATGGTGCTCAAATTTATTATGCTATATGGGCTGATGATATTGTTGGTGTTCAATGGCTTGATTGTGATGGAAATGAAGTTAAAAAATTA